CGCATTCAAGCAATTTGTCTGGGGGTCTGTATAGCCCCACGTTGTAACCTATTGTTATCTAACGTTTTTGTCTGTCAAAAGGTGGTGCCCGGAACCACGGGAAGCCCCGCAGTAGCCCTTTAACTTCAATAGGTTACGTCGTGTTGCGGTGTTGGCCATTGGTTGTGGTGGCACGGTTTAGGGTTTCAACGGTGGAGCAGGTTTTTCTGTGCCGAGCATGTGCCGATCAAGTGCTCCAAGGTAAATCATTGATACTACTACTATTTTTTCTAACTGGAACAGTGGCACACTAAAAAGAGACAAAACTTAGAAATCTGACAAGAAAAAAGAGAAGAAAGGGGGTGATCAACGATCAATAATTCCTATATATCCTATATAAAGGTTTTTGAGTTCCTGTGTGCCAGCGTGACAGACGACGTAAAAAACGATGTATCTCAATAAAAACAACAGCTTAACGTCGGCACACAATTTAAAAAAGTGTGTCAAAAGGGTGGCAACGCGAAAAACCCAAAAAGTGCCGCCTAAAAAATGAACAGTAAATTTGACTTAAGTCACTAAAATTTCGATGAGCGACTCTAAAAACTTAGGTTAAAAGTTGTACCGCTCCCGATCCGCAGTAGCCTATTAATTAATCAACGGTTAAAAAATGAGCTAAAAAAGCGGTTAAAAAATGACCGGTTACTTTTTGACCAATTCACTATTTTTTAGTGTTCCAGATCGACAAAAACAAAAAGGGCCGCAAAATGCGACCCCCAACAATAAACATGGAAATATGGTGTAATTAGAAAACGTCTGTCTCGTCCGCCGCGTCTCTCTGCCCTTGTTCTTCTACCTTGATATCGTTCTCCTCTAAATGAATGCGGATCTTGTTGTAATCGACCACTCCGTCAGCGGTTAGCCAGTCTCGAGGTTTTAATGCCACAATATCACCTCTTTCTCCGTTAAAACGCATTTGAACACGCCCGGAGGTAAGACGTCTAAAACCTTGCTCTGATAACTGGCGATAGATGAATTTAGCGCCCGGCGCCCTACCGTATTGATTGGCGAGATTAACGGCCGCGGGGATGTATATTAACTCAGGGGTGATCCCGGTATTAAACTCAATACCTTCTTTCGCCGCCTCAACTGCACCCATAATTAACGCGGTGAAATCGTCCTCTGAATTGAGCGCCATTTCATCCATTCCGATTGTAACCGGAGCATTACCATCATATTTAAAGTCTTTCGAGTACTCCCAATCAGCGAACCACGCGCGGATCTCTGGGGCGAATTTCGTGAAGGCTTTCTCGAAGCGCTTAAAATAGTTCGGGTCGGTTTTCAGATATGCGATAACGTCGTCTTTGTGTTGAAACGCACTACGTACTAAAAGGAAACGACGGTCGCTACTGTTAACCGGTAATGCGCCAATGTCATTTGTGAACGCCATATATGAAGCAGTATTTACACACAAACGCGGATCTTTATGTTTGAATTCCACTTGTAACGTGTCATTCGTGATCGGCTCTTTTAGTGAGTTCATCACATCATAGCGGTGGCCACTTACGGAAATCTCCTCAATTACTTTTAGAATGTGGCCAGCTTGCCAGCCCGTAAAATTACTATGGATCACCTTATTCGAAACTGTCGCAACGTTAACCGACCCTAGCATGTGTTCCATGAACTTTTTAACAATGGTCTTACCCGAACCTTGCCCGCCTAATACGATCATTGCGTAGTTAATTTTCTGACACGGATTATTAATAACCCAAGCCATCCAATCCAACGCATGGCGACGTTCGTCCGGATCTGGATATTGGATTTTAAAGTAGTCCTCAACAATAGAGATCGCCTTGTGGCCAGCCGGGGAAATCTTGTCCGCCGTCGGAGGTATTGAATCAGGCTCAAACTCATTAAGGAAAGGTAAACCGTTGTGTATGAAGAAATTCTTACCCGGAACACCCGGAACACGGACCCACTTGTTACCGGGCATTTCACCGTGCGCACCGGGATAATACATAGAACCATAAACGACAGGGACAGGTCTATCCACAGTAGCGAAAGTGTCAGCCTCCGCACCAAATTTCCGTTTTGTTTCACGGTTAAAGGTATTCGCGAACGCTTGAGGTGACATTCTGGCGGCGTTCTCTTTATTAATGAAAACGTTATCCGTAGAACAGAAAACCCAAGGCTCAAGCCATTCAGGCGCAGGGAACAACGAGAAATCGACAGATAGATACTTCTTACGCTGGTCTACTGACATCTTTTCGCCGGTGATCTCTTTAAACGCCTTAATGGCCAAGGTTTCCGCGACCTCACGCTCTAAACCGAAAACCCACGTTTCGCGGAAGCGACTCGCGGCAATCTCCCAATCTACCAAGGTCTCGGCCTTTTTAAAAAGTGGGATAATGACGTCTTCGACTTCTTTAACGCCTTGAAGTTTTTCCGCTTCGGCGATCACACCGCGTAATGTTTTAGCGTATTGACCCGTCCGGTTGAAATTACCGTTTTCCCATTTGTCCTCGAAAGCGTCGTCGTCGTAGGACCCTTCGGCACGAGCCGACCACATACGGGCGATCTCTTTGAACTCATCCGGGAAACGTTCGGCGTCTTTTAGTGCGGCAAGAACGGGGACCCAAGTCGCGTAATCATAACTCGGCTCAATATCATTTTCGAAGATAGAATAAAGCTCATCATAGGTTCCGTCCCATTTTATGGTGACATCATCCGTTGTTACCCAGTCGTCCTCATCGTCTGGGTCGTCCGACCAGTCGTCTCCTAGCGGATCAGGATTATCGACGTAGTAACCCATCGACGGCTTAACTTTTCCTTTTACTTCCCAACCGCGAGTCTCCGCATATCGATCAAACTCGGCGGTAATAGCCCGCGCGTCTTCGAGTGTTATCTCTTGAAGGTCGATATCCGCATGATTTTCTACCGGGCTTTCACCATCGACAACCCATCTATACGGTTTTCCTGTTTTCGGGTGAATCCCGTAGGCTACGAATTGTTGACCACTTCCGAGGATCTCGACGGCGTTATCATTTCCGTTCTCGTCGATATAGGTGCGAGACTTAACCTTAGTAAAAGGGCGATCCGCGTGAAACATCAATAAGACTTTAGGCTCACGACCGACACGGATAGGAGCAAAACCGACCTCTGACTCGACAAAACCGAGCATGTGGTCGGAGGCGTCTTTATCCATACAGTCAATATCTACGGCGGGGTTTTTGTGTGTCCGGATACCAACACCGCACAGTTTGCGAGATTTAGCCCACTCGTTCACTAAGTCTTCTGTGATCTCTATCGACTGCCAACCTTTAAGGGCGGGGGCTTTCCCCGCACTCTTAAGAGGATTGTTATCACGGTCAACGGCATCTGTCCGGGTGATTGGAATTACTTCGTAACCATTTTCGAAGAGTTGCGGGCCGCGGGACTTGAAAACATGAGACATATTATTCGCCTTCTTTTTGTTGAGACATCGGATCTAAAATATTCATAATATCGACGCCAGTGTCGCCCGCTTCGTTTGCAGCGGTTATTAACTTATTGGCCATTTGATAAGTGAACTCTCCGCGCTCAATGGCTTGAGAAACACCTCTAACAGATAAACCCGCTTTATTACATAAGAAAACGAGGTGCCCGTCTTCGGACGCAAAATTCGCTAGATGTCGAACAACGTACTTTAATCGACCCGAGCGAGAATCTACCGCCCAAGATGGAAACTTATCTTTTGTCATGTTAAAAAACTCCTACGATGAATAAAAACACGCTTGCGCGTAGAGGTGAATCATACACCTGTAAAAGCGTATAAGTCAACGCGAACGAAAGCACGCGCAACGGAAATAAATCTCCAGCCAACCGAAAAAACTATATTCCCGGCAAACGCGCCACACGGTGCCCGATATAAAAATTTACGTTAAAAGGTGTTGACAGAGAAAAACGACGATGTATTATAGGTGGTGTCGAAACGACGAAACATTAATTTCAATCATTCGGAGTAACATAAAAATGTCTATGGGAATTCTAGAAACAATCCTTAAAAACCAAGAGCAATCACTGTTAAACCAAGCGCGCATTATCTCATTGCTTGAAGCGGGTCACGGCGCGTCTAAAGTTTCGGAACAAATCACTGACGACGTAAAAGAAAGTGCGGCGTTGGAAGCGGAAGAAGCGGCGAAGGCGGCGGAAGAAGCTAAGGTGAAGAAAGCCGAAGAGGCTAAGGCGAAGAAAGCGGAAGAAGCTAAGGCGAAGAAAGAAGCCGAAGCCAAGAAAGCCGCAGAAGCGAAGAACGCGGAAAAAGAAGATAGCGCAAAACCTAAACACTCTAAATCAGAAGTGATCGAGATCATCCGTAAGGTTCGCACTGAAAAATCAGTAGACGACGCGAAGCATGTAATCGCCGAAGTCGGCAAGGCTGAAAAGATGGCGCAGATTAAAGATGAATACTTCGATGCTGTTTATGAGTATTGCGAAAAACTTCTTAACGGTGACGATGTAAGTGAAGACGACGACGATTTATAATCGCGTCTCGCAGAAATGATCCGATGAATGGGGCGCTTATGCGTCCCTTTTTTCGTTATAGGGGGATTTTTGAACTATTCATTTTTACACCGATTAATGTTAGCTTGCGCCGAGGACGGGCATTCTATCTTCGCCCCGTCATATTCGGCTACTTGGATGTTTTGCCCCGGCTCTTTGGTTCCGAGTATTCTTGAAGAGGACGACGCGGGATATGAGGCGGCAGAAGGAACGGTCGCGCACGAACTCGCCGAAGAGTGGCTCTCATCTGGACGATGCCCCTACCATAAAGTCGGGACCGTTGTAAATTATCGCGAGAACGGGAAAGAGTTTGATATCCCGATTACGGCGGAGATGATCGAATATCTTCGCGAATATGTTGAGATGTGCCTAGACGAAGACGGGGGCGAAACCTTCGTCGAAACAAAAGTCTGGTTTAGCGACTTGATGCCACGCGGGAACCCCGACGCGGACGAACTAAACGGGGAAGATGAAACTCCCGTCCCCTTCATCCCACAAGGGGGGACGTGTGACTTCGCCCGATGCCGACCGGGTAAATTGACCATTACGGATCTTAAATACGGTCAAAACGTTTTCGTATCCACGGACGATAACACGCAATTAAAACTTTACGGGTTAGGTTTCTTTAAAAAATATGACTCATCCTACCACTTCGACATTATAGAAATAAGGATATGCCAGCCACGTAAGCGAAACTATGGCCGTTTCAAAATGACGCGTTCGGAGATGTTAGAATTCGCGGAACGGGTGAAAGAGTCAGCCCGTGAAGCATGGCAGATCGACGCACCAAGACGACCGAGCGCAAAGGCTTGCGAATGGTGCAAGATCTCCTACAAGTGCCCCGCAGCTATCGCAAGAATTTTAGACATAAAGAACGGAAGATACGGTCTTCACTCATTAGAATATACGGCGGACGACATGGCAAGTATAAAAGAGTTACTCCGAGAAGAACTAGATCTACAATTAAAAGAGACTTCCCTATTGACTCCTGACGAGATATCGCTATTATATCAGCATCGGAAGCCTATCGAAAAGTGGTACAAGGACGCGGAAAAAGCTCTTTTTGCTATGACATCGAAAGGTAAGAAGATACCGGGAATAAAGCTAGTTCGAAAGCGCCCCTCACGTCAATTTAGAGACGAGGAGGAAGTCGAAGACGAATTAACTTTCGCAGGGCTAAGTGAGCATGACCTATATAAAACGGAAATGCTCACGCCGGCACAAATGGAGAAAGTCTTGAAGGCGGAAGGCTACGACAAGAAAAGTATAGAGGTATTGATGAAACCTCTTACGTTCTACAAGCCCGGAGAAATCGCCGTTACTACTGAAAGCGACCCTCGGAAAGACATTAACGAGAAAGTTGACGACGGTGTATGGGACGACGACTAAACCGATAAACCGTAAAATCGCTAAACCGTAAAATCGTAAATAGGATAAAAGCATGGCCAAGTTAAAAGCAATAAAGCGTATTAAACACGATGGTAAAACCGTTCTCGTTAAATATGACGATGGACACATCCGCGTGGATAACGTTCGTCTCTCCTACCCGCATTTAGAAACACCGCAAGAAAGCGACGACGGATCTAAAAAGTTTGCCGCATCATTCATTATGAACAAAGAGACGCATAGCGAAGCGTATGAGTTCATTAAAAGCGAGTGCGAGAAACTAGCGCGTGAAGCGAAAGTAAAGGTCCCGTCCGGTAAGTATGCGGTAAAAGACGGCGATGAAGAATTCCCGGATAAACCAGAATACGAGAATTCCTACGCATTCACCGCACGCGAAAAACGACGTCCGGTATGTCGTGACGGTGACAAAGTGGAACTAGACGCGGATGAGATCGCCGAAACGCTATACGCCGGGTGTTATGTTAGTGTCTTAATCCGCTTATGGGTTCAAGATAATAAATACGGTAAGCGCGTTAACGCAAACCTCAAATCCGTCAAGTTCATAAAAGACGGCGAACCGTTCGGCGAAGCACAAATCGACGACTCAGAAGTTTGGGACGACGAGGACGAATGGGGCGACGACGAAGACGACGAGTTATAAATTGAAGGGTACGCCCTAGATAATGTAAGCCCCTAATTGGGGCTTTTTTAATAAGGAGTAAACCTTGCAACGTTATAATCTTGACAACTTCAAAGCCAGTGTCCGACTCGACTACGAAACGCGTAGCGAGCTAGACCTCAAAAAAGTAGGCGCCCACAAATACGCGTCGCATCACTCAACCGATATTCTAATGGTCGCATGGAAATTCGACGGGGACGACGAGGTCCACTTTTGGGATCGAACGATGTCCGACGAAAAGCTAAACGAGCTAAAAGATATCTTACGAGATAAGAAGATTCTCAAACGCGCGTTTAACGCTCAATTCGAGCGCCTCATCACTAAATACGTGTTAGGCATAAAAACGCCTTACTGGGTTTGGCGTTGCTCAATGGTCGCAGCCTATCAACGGGGTTTTGCCGGCAACCTAGCGATGATCGGTAAGGCACTCGGATTTAAGGAGGATAAGCTAAAAGACCAAGCAGGGAAAAAGCTAATCAATCAATTCTGTAAACCCCGTAAGCCGACAAAAGCCGACCCGCGAACTTGGCACGACTGGGAGACGCACCCAGAAGAATTCGAACGATTCGGCGCATACTGCCGACAGGACGTTATCGCGGAAGAAGCCATCGACCGCCGACTCTCACATATTAAATATGATATTCCCGATTACGAGTGGCGGGTGTACGCGCTAGACCAGTTAATTAATGATCGAGGCATAAACTTAGACCATGAATTCATAACCGCAGCAATCGAAATGGCCGCGGAGAGAAAGCCTCAGATAATTAGTGAAATGATTGAGCTAACCGGGTGCCAAAACCCCGGATCTCAGACTCAATTGTTACCGTGGCTGAAAGAGAGAGGCTATCCGTTTGATGACCTTCGCGCGGATACGGTTAAAAAGGTTATAGCCGAATTCCCGGACAATGGCGTACACCACGACGTAGTAAAAGCGCTCAAGATGCGCCAAAAGACCGCCAAGTCGTCATTGTCTAAATATGACAAGATGCTCGAACTGGAAGGCGAAGGCGGGCGAGTACGAGGAACAATCCAATGTTACGGGGCATCACGAACCGGACGATTCGCTGGTAGGGGTCTTCAAACTCACAACTTTGTAAGAACGCCGAAGATCCTAGAGAACCCAATAGACGCGCAAATAGCAAAAAACATTGTAGTAGACCGCGACATGTGGGGGCTGATGAATTTCGCAGGCGAGCCTATGGATATGTTACCGGGCTTATTGCGCGCGGCGTTAGTACCAACGCGAGGCCGTAAGTTTATAGTTGCGGACTTATCGTCTATCGAATCGGTTGTTATCGGCTGGCTAACGGGTTGCCGTTGGTTCCTTAATACGCTAAAAGCTAAACGAGACCTATACCGTTCATTCGCCGCCGAGTGGCTTAAAATCCCATACGAGGACACTAAACCTCATCGTAGCAAGGCGAAGCCGGCAACACTCGGATGTGGTTATCGACTAGGAGGTGGTGAACTCATCGACGGTAAAAAGACGGGACTATGGGGCTACGGCGAAAATATGGGCGTCCACTTAACGAAAGAAGAGGCTCATGATTCGGTTGCGGCGTTTAGAAACTTGTGCCCCGAGATTGAAAGCGCATGGTTTGATATCGAGGATTGCGTTAAGAAGACCATCAAAACGCATAAGACGACAACATGGCGATCACTTAAGTTCGGTATATCTAAACCTTTCCTATGGATACAGCTCCCGTCTGGCCGAAAGTTATACTACTTCCGCCCGCGCATCGCTACGGTAAAACGCACTAATACGCGGGGCGAATCATACACTAGACAAGAAATTCAATACGAAGGCAAGAAAGATCCGGGCGGTTGGGGCATCCAATCGACACACGGCGGTAAACTTGTCGAAAACATCGTACAAGCCATCGCAAGGGACATCTTAGTAAACGGGATGTTCGAAGCAGAGGCCGCAGGGTTTGAAATTGTTTTCCACGTTCACGATGAGATAGTGACCGAAGTAGACGAAGACAACCCCCTCAGCGTAGACGACCTCGTTAAGTGTATGACGGCGCCGTTAACGTGGGCGGACGATATCCCACTCGGCGCGGCGGGATGGGAAGGCTATTTTTACCGTAAGGACTAAATACAATGGCCAAAAAGCGCGAGTCAGCCGTCGAGTCGGACATCCGAAAATTTGCGCTTGCGACGGGCTGGTGGGTTGCTAAATTCACTAGCCCCGGTAAGACCGGAGTTCCCGACAGAATCTTTATAAAAAACGGCATCGTTATATTTATTGAAATCAAGCGCCCCGGAGAAGAGCCGACAAAACAGCAATATGTGAGGATGGCGGAAATGAAAAAATACGGGGCGATAACTCACTGGGTGGATAATGTCGAAGACGCGAAAGAGATCCTCAACTCATACGGTTGGGAAAGTTAAAAGAAACATTAAAGCAGAGATAGAGCACGCTAAAAGGTTTGTTGAATTGAGACGCGATCAAATGCACGACTATCAAGTCGAGGCCCGCAACTTCATTATCGACACGCCTTTTTGCGGTTTATTCCTAGAAATGGGGATAGGAAAGACCGTAATCACGGCCACAGCGATTGTTGACCTACTCGATGAGTTCAAGGTTAAGAAAGTATTAATCATCGGACCACGTCGAGTCGCTAAAGTAACGTGGCCAGATGAGTTCAAAACGTGGGATCATCTATTTCTCGAAAACATCATTACGGTGATCGGTACGGCGGAACAAAGGATAAAAGCGTTAAACACACCCGGTCAAATATACACTATCAACCGAGAAAATATCCCGTGGCTAGTTAACCACTATAAAGGTAAGTGGCCTTTTGACATGGTGGTTATTGATGAATCTAGCTCATTTAAATCGCATGAGTCCCAACGGTTTAAAATGCTAGTTAAGGTACTTCCGAGAATAAAGCGATTAGTCGAACTCACGGCAACCCCTAACGGCGAGAGTTACACCGCGCTATTTTCACAGATATTCTTACTCGATAGAGGTGCTCGCTTCGGTAAACGTTTTACTAAATTCCGCGATGAGTATTTCGAATATAACCAATATAACCATACAACGAAACCGCGGGAAGATACCGAGATTCGGCTACTAGATAAGATTAAGGATATTTGCCTCGTAATGCTGGCGGACGATTATCTAGAAATGACTGAAACACGATACGTTAAGGTCCCGGTTAGATTATCTAAAAAGCACACAGCGCTATATCAAGAGTTCAGAAGCAACCTAGTGATGCAGATCCCCGAAAACGAGGACATAATCGTCGAGGCGGAATCCGCGGCAATACTTGCGCAAAAGAGTTTACAAATGTGCTCAGGGGTAATCTATAACACTTACTACGACGGGATCGACGTCAACGACAAGCCAATACGTAAGACGGATATCTACGACATACACGAAGAGAAGCTAGACGCTCTCGCGCTATTCTTAGAAGAACAGGAGCAAGCCGGAAATAACGTTTTCCTCGGATATCATTTTAAGTCGTCACGAGCACGAATTCTTAAGCGATTCCCTAAAATCGTCGAGATGGATAAAAACGGCGATAATATAAAAGACTGGAACGCGGGGCGAATAAAATGTTACATGGCGCACCCACAATCCGCAGGGCATGGATTGAATCTTCAACGCGGAGGACATACAATTCTTTTCTACGACATTCCTTATTCATTTGAGAACTACGACCAATTTATAGGGAGACTGGCGCGGCAGGGGCAGAAGAATAATGTTACGGTCTATCACCTCATAGCCGAGGGGACGAGTAAAGACGGAAACCCGGTTCGACTAGCCGACCGCGATGTGTATGAGAATTTAAGGCGTAAAGAGAATAACCAAGACTGGGCGTTAAAAACTTTACGAGACCTTAGACGAAAAGCAACGAAAAGGAAAAACAAGTAATGGCCAAGGCACCGAACAAAAGACGAATAAATCAGCTTGACGCTGAAACGGAGGCGATGATCTTCGACGGCGTCAATATCACGCAGATCGCAAAAATATTCGAAATGGAGAGAAGAGACGTTACCCCCAAGATCAGGGATGTAGCGCCTTGCGGGGAACGAAGCGGATACCCGATTTATAAACTAAAAGAGGTAGCCCCTTACCTTGTTAAGCCCCTGTATGACGTCGAAACCTATTTACGACGTATGCACCCTAACGAACTCCCGAAGATGCTAACTAAAGAATTCTGGAACGGGTTAAAAGCGCGTCAAGACTTCGAGCTACGGGACGGCGAACTATGGCCGACCGAACAAGTCGAGTCCGTGATATCCGAAGCGTTTAAACAATTACGTATGTCGTTGTTGCTCGTACCGGACGCGTTAGAACGTGAGTCAACGCTTACCGATCATCAACGGGGACGCATTACCGACATGATAGACGGGGCGTTAAACGACTTGGCGCAGGTAATCGTAGATAACTTCAAAGACAGAGCGGACAACGTAATACGAGAAAGCGCGGTCGTGAAGCATGGCTAAATATAATAATATCTATGAAATATTAATGCGTATGTCGGACAACCTCAGACCTCCCGAGCGTTTGAGTGTGTCAGATTCCGCGTCGATGTATCGATACGTTAATTCCCCCGGCTCGTATGTCGGACCGTGGCTAAATACGACGACGCCGTATATGGTCGAGCCGATGGACGCCCTCACGTCACGACGTCATAGTAAAATGGCTTTCGTTGGTCCGGCACAGTCGGGCAAAACGGACGCGATCATAATCAACGGTGTAGCGTACTCGATAAAAGTGTCACCGATGGACACAATGATCTACTGTCCGACAATGAGCGCCGCCCGTGACTTCTCAATGCGTCGTATCGACCGATTACATAGACACAGCCCGGAGATCGGAGATCAGCTATTAAAAGGTCGCGATACGGATAATAAATTCGATAAGCACTATGTAACAGGGATGATGCTCACGATCACATACCCGACCGTTACGGAGCTAGCAGGTCGTCCCGTTCCTCGGATCTTAATGACAGACTTTGACCGAATGGATGATGATATCGGCGGGGACGGGAACCCTTTCGACCTTGCTACACAACGGACTACGACTTTCGGGTCCTTTGCAATGACAATGGCCGAATCCTCGCCTTCCCGTGAAATCCTCGACCCTCAATGGATCGCTAGAACGCCTCACGAGGCGCCGCCGTGTAACGGTATTATCGCACTATATAACCGTGGGGATCGCCGTCGCTGGTATTGGCCTTGCCCGCATTGCGGGGAGTTCTTCGAAGGTAAATTTGAACACTTAACATGGAATAACGACAAGGGGCTATCTAACCGTGAGAAGTCCGAGACGGTCGAAATGATGTGTCCAGAATGCGGTTGCTTGATACATCCCGATGAGCGTTACGAGATGAATATCTTTGGCGTGTGGGTTCCGGAGGGGTGCAAGCCTGACTCATCGGGGCGATTAGTCGGTAAGCCCCCACATACGGATTTTGTCTCTTATTGGCTTAGAGGTACGGCAGCGGCTTTCACAACATGGCAAAAACTCGTTAATATTTACCTCGACGCCCTCGACGACTATAAACGAACGTTCTCAGAAGAATCGTTAAAAAAATTCTGGAATAACAACATGGGCGAACCGTATCAGCCTAAATCCCTTGAGTCAGTACGGTCCCCGGAAGCGTTGAAGTCCCGCGCTGGAAACTACCCTCTAGGCTTTGTCCCGGAAGACGTTCGCTTCCTAGTGGCGACGATTGACGTTCAATTAAATAGTTTTGTCGTACAGGTTTTCGGAGTGTCCCCCGGCGACCCATACGATACGCACGTAATCGACCGTTTCTTCATCCAAAAGTCCGAGAGACTAGACGCGGACGGTGACCGTATGATTTTACAGCCGGCGACGTATGAGGAAGACTGGCATTTAATCGAGAGTATGGTTATCGATAAAGAGTACCCACTTAATGACGGTAGCGGGCGTTTGATGTCAATTAAGATGACCGGATGTGACTCTGGAGGTAAAGCGGGCGTAACGACAATGGCGTATGCGTTTTATAGACACTTACGCGAAAAGAATAAACATGCTAGATTTACGCTGATTAAAGGGGAGAATAAGCCGTCTTCACCTCGTACCCGGATCACATATCCAGACTCTAACCGTAAGGGTAAGAAGCACGAGGCGAGAGGAGAAATTCCGGTATTATTCTTAAATTCCAACCTGATAAAAGACTCACTTAACGGGCGACTAGATTGTGTTGAGCCGGGCAAAGGCTACTACAACATGACGCGAGACCTACCGAATGAGTTCTTTACAGAGTTATGTTCAGAGACGCGGACAGTAAAAGGTTGGGAGAACCTAGCACAATCCCGTAACGAGGCATGGGACCTTAGCTACTACTTATTAGGGATATGTACCTCCCCGCAGTTATTGCGCGTTGAACACATAAACTGGAATTCTCCCCCTACGTGGGCGGAAGAGTGGGATCATAACGATATGATTCGCACGCCGATAGAGGAAAAACCTTTCGCCCTTAAACCTAAAGACGTGATAGACTATCGCCGTTTAGGTGAACTTTTAGGATAGAGAGAGGAAATATGATTCCACAATGTAACGACACACTAGCCGAACTTAAGCGGCGATACGCGGAAGCCTCGCGAGCATATCACGATCTACAAATCGGCGTTTCAGCTCGGGTAATGGTTGACCAGAATTCCGAGCGCATAGAATACACCGCCGCGAACCGTCAAGGTCTATTAGCGTATCTAACAGCGTTACGTAGTCAGATTTGCGCTATGGCGCCTAATGATCCGATGTGTGTATGCGGTACAGGCTTCGGCGTTGCCTCCGGTCCACTAAGAGGGATTTTCTAATGAAAGCGATTGATGTCCGGTCGCTTGTAGCTAAGTCGGTAACGAGTAAACCTACCGTCCAAGCGCAAGGGGGCTATGAAGGTTCACAACGAAACACCCGAGAAATGTACCGCTGGAATCCGGCGGTAATCTCTCCTGATCAACAATTTGACGGCGGACAGAAGCAACTAGCCGACGCCCGCGTCCAAGACGTCATTCAAAATGACGGTTTCGCCGTTGGGGCAGTTGCGATCCATCGCGACAGTATCGTCGGGTCGCAATATATGCTCAACGCAAAACCCAATACCGACGTATTAGAAGCGCCCGACGGTTGGGAGGAGGAATTCCAGCGAGTTGTCGAAAATAAATTTAATACGATGGGCGACTCAATTGAAAACTGGTTTGATGCTACCCGTAAAAATACATTCACGGGATTAATTCGACTAGGCGTGGCGTCCGCGCTAATCCACGGTGAGGCGTTAGCGTCTAGCGAATGGGTAAGAACGTCTGACCGACCGTTTAATACGGCGGTACAGCTAATCAGCCCGCACAGATTGAGTAACCCGAATTTCTCATCAAATACTAAGAACGTGCGCGGCGGCATCCACTTAGACACGTTCGGGCGACCTCTCGGATATTATATTCAAAACTCCTTCCCGAGTGAGATGTCGCTAGAAGATAACATGTTAAAGTGGCGCTATGTCCCGGAGCGCAAGCCGTGGGGCCGTAAAATGATTATTCATATTTACGAACAGCTACTACCGCACCAGTCGCGCGGGATCTCCGAAATGGTGTCCGCGCTTAAAACGTTCCGAATGACTAAAAATTTTCAAGAGATCACGTTACAGAATGCGGTGATTAATGCGTCATACGCGGCGGCGATTGAGTCCGAACTACCGCCCGAGGCTGTCTATCAGCAACTCGGACAAGGTCAAGAGACGTTCGAAGATGCGCTCACGGGCTATATGTCGTCTATCGCGCAGTATGCGGCAGGCAGTAAAAACATGCAGATCGACGGGGCTAAAATCCCGCACCTCTTCCCCGGCACGAAGTTAAACTTAAAACCAATGGGGACACCGGGAGGGATCGGGACAGAGTTCGAAGAGTCACTACTCCGCCATATCGCGTCGTCTCTAGGTCTATCGTATGAGCAATTCAGCCGAGACTATACAAAGACGAATTACTCCTCCGCCCGCGCGTCAATGGGGGAAACATGGAAATACATGTTATCCCGTAAAAAAATGATAGCGGATAACCTAGCGACTAACATCTACGCGCTATGGCTGGAAGAGATGGTAAATAAAGGCGAAGTTCCTCTCCCTCCGGGCAAGACTGCCGACTGGTTTTATAAGCCGATGGTCAAAGATGCCTTGATTAATTGCGAGTGGATCGGCGCAGCACGCGGACAAATCGACGAGAAGAAAGAGACGGAAGCGGCGCTCATGCGAATCGAAGGCGGACTAAGCACTTACGAAAATGAGATCGGCCGACTCGGCAGCGATTGGCGCAAAGTGATTAAACAACGTAAGCGCGAGGAAGAAATTATCTCCGCGTCAAACCTGACATTCGGTTTAAACAAGGGTAATATGTCGGGAAACGAAAATACGAAAGACAGCAAAGAGTCTAATGACAAAGAAAAAGGGGATAATGAAGAATGACACCGGAAGCCTGTAAAATGGCCGTAGCTCAAGCGGTCGAGGGGATGAACCTTAGACCCGCATATCTCGCCGAGCGCGTGGCTAGCTCACTAGCGACTAACTTACAATCGCTTAGTAAAATCGATACCGAGTTGAGCGAATCGACACAAACCTCGATGCTTAACTCATTGTGTATGACCTACGGGGTGACTCACTCAAGCCGCGCGGAGAAGATGTTCGCTTTCGCTGACGGTACGGCGTTCATTCCCGTTCACGGTTCACTATTAAACCGATTCGGTGGCGCTTACGGCTTCGCTACGGGCTACGCATATATCCGACGCGCACACGCAATGGCATTAAACGACCCGGACGTCGAGCGCATCGTATTCGACGTAAATAGCGGAGGTGGTGAAGCCGCGGGGTGTATGGAACTGTCCGAGGAGATTTTTCTAGCCCGCGGAGAGAAACCAACGCTTGCAGTTGTTAACTCTAGCTGTTATTCTGCTGCCTATGCGATAGCTAGTGCGGCCGACAGGATATGTATCACGCCTTCGGGTGGTGCCGGGTCAATCGGTGCGTTGATTATTCACACGGACATGTCTAAGCTACTTAGCGACTTCGGGATCACGGTAACAGTGGTTCGGGCGGGAGAGCATAAAGCCGAGGGGAACCCTTTCGAGGAGTTAAGCGCCTCAGCAAAAGCCGACCTACAAAAAGAAGTCGATATGTGTCGAGACACGTTTGTTAAAACGGTAGCACGAAATCGCGGCGTCGCAGAGAAGATAGTCTACGACACCGAGGCGAAGTGTTACAGCGCCGAAGATGCGGTCGCGCTAGGTCTAGCGGACGAGGTGATATCACCACAGAAAGCGCTAGAAACATTTATCTATGGTAAACATGAAGAGGTGGACTCAATGCCAAAGCCAGAAAATCAGGCAACCAATAGCGCGCCAGTTGTTGACGCTAAAGCCGAACAAGAGAAAGGCGCTCTAGAAATGAAAGAACGCATCAAGGGGATCATGAGTTGTGAAGAAGCGAAAGGCCGCGCAGAAATGGCGGAGCATATCGCATTTAACACGAGCATGAGCGTAGATGATGCGAAAGCACTGTTAAACGTGTCGCCTCGACAGGCGGAAGCACCGACCACAACCGCACCCGCTAAACCGGAAAACAACGCTAATTTTACGGCGGCGATGAACAATGGCGAACAGCCTAACATTGCCGCGGAGCCGGTGACGACTACCACAACAGCGGCAGAAGACCAAAACGCGGATAATGCGCTATTATCCGACCTGAAAGCAATCGGCTATCTATAAGGGGCTAAAAATGGGTAACACCAACGTAGACATGTTAGCAGGCGACCGTGATTTAAACCCTTGGGAGCCGACTAAGATTTTTGCGGGCGAAATGCCTATCTTCACGGATAAAGGCGTTGCGGGCGCAGATATTAAAATGTATCAGCCAGTTTACCGTAAAGCGGAAGACGGCAAGTTATATCCGTTCGATGATACGGCGGCCGCACTAGAAGGAGAGGCGGCGGTTTTCCCGGTTGGCATCTCAGCGCAAGCGACAGTTAAAGATAAGAGCGTCCAGTTTTACACAGGCGGCTGTTTTAACGTAGACGCTATCGTATGGCCATCGAAGATCGACGACCTAGTAAAAGCGAAGTCACTGTTTGAATTAAAACAGGCGACTATTTCATTCCGCAAGTTGTACTAAGAAGGAACTTTAAAAAATGGCTGGCCAATATACCACAGTTCAATTATTACCAGTGTTACGCCAAGTTAAATCACTGCCTAGCTTTTTCTTAAGCTATTTCCCTAATCAGATCAACTTCACAACTGACGAAGTGGCTCTAGATAAGGTCAGCGATAACTATAAACGCGTAGCGCCTTTCGTCGCCCCTAACGTACAGGGTCGAATCATCAAAGAGAAAGGCTTCACAGGCGTAGCGTTTAAACCCGCATATCTGAAACCGAAAGATGTAATCGACCCGTCTATGGCGTTCCCACGTCGTCCGGGCGAAGACTTAGCCGCAGGGTCGTTGACTCCGGATCAGCGTTTCAAAATGGCGGTAGCGGAAAGTCTCAAGAAACAAAAGATCATGATCGAAAACTCATGGGAAATCATGGCGGCGCAAGCGTTAATTTACGGTTACGTTGATATTGAGAGCGAAGACTACCCATATCGTCGCGTAGACTTCCGTCGTGATCCCGCGTTGACCATTACGACCGACTGGACGGCGGGCGGTATCACGTCGGAAAAAACATTCGAAGACTTACGCCTCGGACGTCAGCTAGTTAATGATAAATCCGCGTCGGGTACAGTCGTTCGCGATTACATCTTCGGCCAAGAAGCATGGGACTTATTCGCTAAAGTGAATAAAGATATTTTATTCGGCGACCACGGCTTAATGGATACCCGATTCAAAGGTTCGGAAACATTAGTTACCCGAATTCAGGAAGGTCTAGAAGGCGTTGAGTATCTAGGACGTATTGCGGGCGTTAACGGTTCGGGTGCAATGGATATCTACGTCAACACGCAAAAATACTTTGACCAAGATAACAAAGAGCAATACATCGTACCACAGGGCGGCGTAGTCGGTGTTTCTCGTGCGGTTGAGGGTTATCGTTGCTTCGGCGCTATCTACGATAAAAAGGCGGGCTTCCAGTCGTTAGCGATGTTCCCTAAACAATGGGAAGAAGAAGATCCGGCAGTAGATTACTTAATGACGCAGTCCGCGCCGTTAATGGTTCCTCGCGACCCGAACACTACGTTCTTAATCATGGTTAAGAAATAATAGTCACAAATAAACAACTGGCGGCTACGGTCGTCAGTCCTTTAAAATCAGAATAGCAGAGAATACAATGTCTAAAGTCCAACGCGTAGCACTTCAAACGATTATTTTACAGCGTGACGGCCGTAACTTCGTACCCGCAATCGGCGACGTTGTCGAGTTAACGGAAACCGAGTTCAATCACATCAACGAAGTTAACCCGGACGCACTGGGTAAAATCCAGCTTAACAAGTCAGTAGCTAAAGCGGTTATTGATAGCGCGGTCGATGTCGAAGCAATTAAGAAAAAAGCGGTAGAAGACTATCTAGCAGCGCAAGCCAAAGCCGCAGAAGACAAACCGGCAAAAGCAACAACAAAGAAGACAGCGAAGACCGACGCTGACGACGAACTCTAAACTATGGCCTCATGGGCTGAAAATAAAAGACGTATGAGAAAGGCGGTTCATTCCGCCTTTCGCCTATCTGCGGTACTGGTAGTCGGGGACAATGACCCGGTCGAAATTGGCGTCCGCTACCACAACAAGATCGCACTGATGGGCGACATCATGGAGTCGGGATATTCGGAAATCATCGACGGCGTAGACCGTTTAATTTTCGATAGAGAAGAACTACGGGAGAAAGGGATCACGCTATACCGAGGTAACATCATTAAGTTAGTAGACGCGGAGATGAAACCTATCACATTATCGCTTGAAGCCGAAGAGCCATACAACGGGCCTATCGACTCAAAATGGATGGTTAAACGACTATGAGCATAATCGTAGAGACAGTCGGGCTTAATGATACAAAGCGATATTTTGCGCGGTTCCCAAAGATGGCCACGCGTTCGATGCGTCTTGCGATTAACTCAACGGCGAGGCGCGGTGGGCTAAAAACCCTCAAAGACGGAATGCTCGCAGAGGTGGACTTCCCCCGCGGCTACCTTTCAGGTGACAGGCTTAAGGTCGCAAAGTTTGCATCCGATAGTAACCTATCCGCTTCGATACTCGCCCGAAAGAGAGCTACAAGCCTAGCACGATTCGCCGGACCCGCCCCAATAGGAAAGGAGGGCGTAACGGTAAAAGTTAAAAAAGGGAGAACTACCTTTCTTAAAAAGGCGTTTCTTGTTAAACTACGCGCAGGCGCTAGCATGTCCGAGGATAATTATAACTTAGGACTAGCGGTCAGACTCGCTCCGGGCGAACAACTAGGCAACAAGCGCAAGGCTCATAAAGCGTGGCTTGTTCCCGGAAAAGTTGCCTTGCTTTATGCGCCATCGGTGGATCAGGTAATGAACACGGTAGCGCCAAAGGTTACGACCCGAATCGCGGAGCAAGTTGTCGCCGAGTTCTACCGACAATTTGAAAGGTTTAGCAATGGCAAATAGTCTAAAATTAGAAATTCTAAAGGCGTTAACGTCCGTGATAGAAACAACGGCTATAAAAGACGGTGCGGATTACGACCTAAAAGGTAAAGTGTTTAGAGGTCGTACCACTTTCGGAATTAATGACCCGATGCCGTGTATTAGTATTCTCGAAGCAAAGGGCGTTAATTTCGCGGACTTCGCAGACGAGAATAAGCTGTATTCTAAATCAGACTGGACGCTATTAGTTCAGGGGTGGGCGGACAACCATTCCGACCCAAGGCACGAGACCGATGCGGTGTATATGCTACTCGCAGACGTCCAATGTACGTTACGTAAGATCATCGACGTAAAGACAAACGGAATGGGGTCGCCAATCTATCCAGAGCATTACATGTTAGGGAATAGAATCCACTCGTTCACAATGGGCGAGCCTGTTGTGCGACCTAGCGAAATTGATGTATCATCAAAGGCGTTTTTCTACATGCCCGTAATGATCGGGCTAACATCTCATTAAGGAGTACCAACAATGGCGAAACAATGTAGCCAGAACAACGATCAAAACTATGTAGTAGGTCGTGGGCGTCTTTTCTTTGACAAGTTTAAGGATGGATGTAACGTATCCGAGACAGGCGAGCTATATTTCGGAAACACCCCGGAGCTTTCCCTCTCTTCGGATACTGAAACCCTCGATCACTACTCTAGCGATCACGGTCTTCGAGAAAAAGACCTCACCGTCATGTTAGAGCATTCCCGATCAGGCTCGTTTGTAACGGATAACATCTCAAAAGATAACCTCGCGTTGTTCTTCCTCGGTGATCGAACAAACATTACTCAAACGCAAGTTACCGGCGCAAAAGAGATTTTCGAGAACGCAACCCGCGGCCGTTTCTTACAGCTAGGCACATCCGACGAGATCCCTATGGGCGTCCGTAACGTTGAGAATTTAAAAGTCTTCGTAGCCGATAGCGACGTGTCCGTAAACCTAGGTGAAGGCGATATCGAAGCGAGCGAAAGCATTGTAAGCGTACCGTTGTTCGGTAATATCGACTACGACCTAGCATTAGGCCGTTTGTATATTGAGCCAACCTCCGAAGCGATCAAAGACGGGCAGCAGTTAATTGTTCAATACGATGTTAAGGCACAGAAGCGCGAAGTCGTTATCGCACGCAACCGCATGATCTACGGCTCACTCCGATTTATTTCGGACAACCCGGTCGGAGAGAATAAATCCTACTTCTGGCCAAAGGTTATGTTACAACCAGACGGCGACTATGCGTTAAAAGGCGACGACTGGCAACAAATCGGATTCACGTTTAGCGTTCTTCGCTTGAACCGTAAAGTTGAGCAGGTCTATATCGAAGTGGCCAACCTCGCGGCGGAAGGTGGCGAAGACCCAAAGCCACAACCGGAAAATAAGAAGTTAGCTATTACAGTTTCCGGTAACAGTATCGCATCGGGCGAGAAAGTCACGCTAACCGCTACTGCAACGATTGACGGAGCAGCGGCGAAAGACATCCCGGTTAAATGGTCAGTAGTCGGCGCGGGCGTTACCGTAGATTTTGACGACGGTAAGGATAACGGCGTGACGGGGACGAATGGTAAACTTGAAAAATCCGCATCACTGACAAATACGACAGACGAAGAAGTCGCCGTAAAAGTTAAGTGTTCGGCAGACGGTTATACCACGACCCCGACCGAAGTAACGGTCACAGTCGCCCCAAAGTAAAACCGCCTGAATATGAAATCACCGTCGATCCAGAATCGGCGGTTCTTAGTTCAGGCGAGCAATTAACGTTGACAGCAAAGGTAACAAAAGACGGAAAGCCGGCCGTCGGTGAAACCGTTAAATTTACCGCGTCAAGCCTTAATAACGTAGGGCCGTTGTCCGGTCTTGAGTCCGAAACATCTAACGAGTCCGGCGTCGTTACAAAGACATTATCGCCAACGTTGACGGACAAGTACGTTAAGGGGACGTTCGTAATTCAGGCGACAACACAAGGTAAGACTGCAACGACTACGGCAGAAATCACGCCGGACAACCCGGTCGATAATGTGCCCGCCGGAGACACCGTTCCTAAAGAAATTAGTTTGAAACCGAAAGGATCATAAATTCGTTTGTCTTGATTAAAGTCTCTTCCGCCTGTATATTTTACGGGAAGAAGACAACAGGGGCGGCCTTCGGGTCGCCTTTATTTTTACATAAAGGAACGCAAAACATGGCACTGTCAGACTTTAAACCGTTAAAAGAAAAAATTATCGTTAATGAGGATTGTTCCGTAGAGGTTCGCGGGTTGTCTCTATCGGACATCTCAAACCTTGTCGCACTACACGCGCAGGACCTCGACGGCGTATATGAGCTATATCACGAGGTATCGCTCGGAAAGGAATTTAACGGGATTATCTTAGGAGAGCTGATCTTTAAACTGATCGCCTCCGCTCCGGGTCTTGTGAGTAGCATTATCGCTATGTCTTCCGATGAACCCGAGGCAGTGGACGCGGCAGCACTTCTCCCGATCATGTCTCAATATGAAATCATTCAAGCGGTGTTTAAATTAACCTTCTCGGACTTGGCCACACTAAAAAAGGTCGTAGCGGACGCGATGGCAAAAGTGGGCGAAGTTCAAGCCGTAGCGAAGAAGAGCAAGAAAAAGGCCTAGACTTCTTTGTCGCTTACGTGGATAAATACCGGCGCCACGTAAGCCTATTACTTGCCAATGGTCACGCGTCCGCGAGACAATACCCGCTAGGAATGGTACAAGCGGAAGCCGAAATCGTCACGGAAAGAATCAACCGACAAATGGTCTCAGAGTCATTACTCATGCAGGCGTGCGTCGGGACCGTTCTAGGGGGCAAAGAGGGGATTAAGGCTTATCAAAAAATGATAAAGGGGTTAACAGATGGCTAACGGCAACGTCGAACTTAGAATACGCGCCCGTGACGACAGTCAAAAGACGATCAAACAGGTATCGAAGACACTCGACGAACTCACGGCGGCGCAGGGGAAGAACGCCGAGGCGGCTAAACGTGGCGACGCATCCGTAAAAGAATTAGAGTCTCAATATAAGAAGTTAGAAAACGCAGGTAAACAGTTACTTCGCTTGCACTCGCTAACTGAAATGTTCGAGAAACAAAAAGCGTCGCTAGCGAATGTCCGCACCGAACTCGACGAGGCAAAAGCAAAGCATAGCGCGTTAGCCGCAGCAATGGCCGGAGCTACGACAGTAACCGCTAAGATGCAATCGGAGTTAAACAAAGCCGAAGCCGCGGTAAAGCGCCTTACTAAAAGTGAGGCGGACGCCGCCGCTCGTGTTGCATCGACGAATCAAGAGCTTACTAAATTTGGCGTAAACACAAACGACATTGTCGGAGCACAAGCCAAGTTACGCAGTGAGATCGACCGAACTAACGCCGCGCTAGGTCGTCAAGAAAAGATCATCAACTCGATCCCGTCGTCGGCAGACCGCGCCCACGCCAAGATCCTCGCAAACTTAAAATTACAAGCAAATCAGCTTCAAGCGAATATCCGAGGATATCAGTCGCTAGGTCGTGTCGTTGCGGGAACGCCGTCGCTAAGTAGCCAACTTACGGACATGATGTCCCCCGCAGAAGCCGCACGCCGAAAAATCCAAGGATTAGAGCAAGAGGTCACGCGGTTGTCACAAACGGCTAAAAAGTCACGCCGTGACCTCAAGGGCATTCAAGACGATATTAAGTCTCTCGATGCGGCGGCTAAGTCGGCAATCGGCATGGCTAAAATGATCGAGAACTTCCAGAGACAAACGACGGCCGTAGTTAAAGCCCGCGTAGAATACAAAGCAGCACAGGCCGAGGCTAAAGCACTAGCCGCGCAAGTAAAGGCCGCAGGGACAGCCTCCGCAGAAATGGGAGCAAAGATTCAAGCGGCTAACGCCAGACTTGCGGAAGCACGTAACGCGTTAACTCAAAACACCGCAGCCGCGAGACAGTCGCAAGCCGCACTAAGATCCGCGGGCATCAATACGCAAAACCTTTCTGGGGAGCAACAACGGTTAAAGAATGCGGTACAGAATTCGACGACGGGGATCAATAACCTAAAAACCGCCCTCGACAGAATGGCCGGAAGCGCCCGTAACGGTTCTAGTGCGATGAACCTATTAGGTGCTAGCGGTGGCGCGCTTAGTGGATTGATCGGTCAAGTTACAGGTCTAGCGAGCGCCTATGTCAGCCTTTACGGGTCTATCAACTTAGCGAAGGGCGCTATCGACGCCTATAAGGTGCAACAGCAAGCCCTCGTTAAAGTCGGGACCATTGTAGGAACGGACAATAAAAAGCAAATGGCCGAATGGGAATATATGTCCGGTCTTGCGAATAAACTCGGTATTGAGATCGAGACGCTATCTAAGTCATACACTAAATTCGCAGTGGCGGCGAACCAAGTCGGGATGTCTCAACAGGACGCGAAGTTTATCTACGAGAGCATTGCGAAGACCGCGCGAGTTTTCCACTTGTCAGCGGATGATATGAACGGCGTGTTCCTTGCGTTAGAGCAAATGTTATCTAAAGGTCAGGTAATGGCCGAAGAGCTTAAAACGCAGTTAGGGGAAAGGATGCCCGGCGCCGTTTCGATGTATGCGAAGTCTATCGGCGTCGAGGTTAAAGACTTCCTAAAAATGATGGAAGAAGGCAAGGTCGATGCTAAGACGATAATTAACTACGCCCGTGAGCAAGCGAAAGCCATCGACGCACAACTCGCAGTAGCGGAAAAAGGTGTAGACGCCGTCGAGGCCCGAGCGCATAACGCCTTATTTGATTTTAAACTGGCAATTGCTAAATCTGGATTTATCGACGCCTACACTTCTATGTTAATGAAGCTGACGGAGTTCATGAGTTCGGACAGAGGGGAAGAAGCCGCGAAGAAATTCGGGGAGGCATTCTCCGCCGTAGCCGATGGCGTAATATGGGCGGTCGAAAATATCGACATGCTGATCGACATCCTCAAAGTATTGGCCGGATTGAAAGTCTTTCAGATTGTCGTCGGCTTCGGTAAGTCGATATATAACGTATTCATGCAGGTAAAGAACGCCTTACAATGGTTATGGCCAATCGGTAAAAAGGTATTCGGAAGCCTCGGCACTGTGATCGCGAGCTTAGGCGGTGTTACGGGCGCGCTTAAAATCTTATTGAGATTTATTCCGTATGTCGGTATTGCCTTATTGGCGTGGGACCTTGGGACGTGGGCGTATGAGAACAGCGAGGCGTTTCGTAACTTCGTAGATAACATAGTCGAGAGGACTAAGTATCTCGGTAAGGCAATGATCCAGTTGTCCGCAATGCCGGGCGCAGCTATCGCCGACTTGCTAATCTCGATCATGCGACCTATCACCCGACTATTCAGCGATTCCGTTAAGTCCGTCGGTAAGTGGCTCGGTGAACTCGTTTCATGGCTTCCGGGAGTTGGCGCCGAGGTTAAAGCGTGGGTCGATGAAATGACCGACCAACTAACCAAGCAAGACCGCGACATGTTTGAGCTTACGGCAAAACTAAACGACAACATGGTCGATAATTGGAAAGCCGGGACGGGCGCCATTGCTAAAGACCATAAGGAACAAATGGAGTCGGTGCAGGGTGTCGCTAAGGAAACCGCTAACGCCGTAGCAAAAGCAATGGAGCAAGTGAAGGCAAAAGCCGAAGAAGCCAAGAAAGCGACGGAGTTCGAATATTCGCCAGACACCGGCGGCGGGGTTACTCAGCGTGACTTACAAATGGCCGACCTCAAGAAAGAGATCGAAAAGCGGCAGGCGGCGGAGGTCAAAGCCGAACTTGCCGGACGTAAAGCCATGCAGCGACGCAGCCTAGCGGGACGTCTAGCCATTATCGACGAAGAATATAAGGCGATGTATGACAAAGCGAAAGCCATCGGAGGGAAAGAAGGCGACGAGATGATCGCGCAGTTAAACAAAGTCGTAGCAATGGCCAAGAAAGCCGAAACAGACCAGTTTAACGCAATGTCTCAAGGCAACAGCGGCATAGATAAGCGAAAGGCGAAGATCGAGTCGCTAACACAAGCGCTGGCCAAAATGAACGCCGAGATCACCCGTAAGCAAGTAGACGCCGACCCGACGTCGTCACTGGCGGACAGGACAAGCGCGGCTATCGCTAAGTCCGACGTAAAAATGGATTCAATGAAAGCGGACGCGGTTAAGATCGGCGGACCGGAAGGCAAGCAACTAGCGGAGCAAGTGGACGCACTCAAGGCCGCTAATGCGGAATATCTGACAGAGAAGATGCAAATCGAAGAGGTTGAGCGTCTTCAAAATAAAGTTAATACGCTATTAGAAATCCGTAAGAACAAGATCGAGGAAATCAACGCTAAACGTAAAGCGGGACTAATCGACGATGAGCAGTCCGCCGAAGCGATTCGAAACATTAAAGAGGATTCAGCCTCCGGGATAAACGACGCATTAAGCCAATTAGAATCACAGACCGAAGCGTCAGCCGGACTATTCAGCGAGGAGGAAATCTCACGCATAGTAACAGGCATTGCCAAGATCCGGGAGGAGTTAAAAGGTGTAGAGGGCGACTTCTCGAAAATGGACACTACCGTCGTGCAGGGTGTTCTCGGCGGATTCAATGCCGCAATAGATAGCGCATACGACGGGATCATAGACCTAGCAACCGGCGCGGCGTCATTCGGCGATGTTATGGCCAACCTAGGGAAAGCGGTCGCGCAGTTCTTCGCGGACTTCCTCAAAAAAATCGCAATGGCCATATTACAACAAATGCTATTAAACGCACTCGCTGGAATGGGCGGCGGAGTTGGTGCAGCGGCGACAGCGGCGGGCGGTAGTGCGACAGCGGTAATGCACTCGGGCGGGATTGTCGGCGGAAGCGGGGGACGTAGTCGTCAAGCGTCGCCGGGTCTTTTTGCCGGTGCGCCTCGCTTCCATAGTGGAGGTTTTCCGGGCTTGAAATCTACGGAGATCCCGACCATTCTAGAAAAAGGCGAAGAGGTGCTATCCAAAAACGATCCGCGTAATGCGATGAATGGCGGCGGACGAAATGAAGCGGCACCGTCACAGCCGCAAAACATTAGACTGATAGCAGTAGACGACCGGAGTAAAATCCCGGAAGCGATGGCGACAGCCGAGGGCGAATCCGTAATGTTGGTAAATCTAAACCGAAACGCGCAGTCTATGCGGAGCATCATTAACAGAGGATCATCAAGATAATGGCACTCACAGGAATTAGGCCACTAAAAGAAACGAACCGGGAGGGTCTCGCGCCGATACAAAGCGCGGCCCTTTCGGGGGCGTATCAAATTTTCGTACAAGATGAATATGAGAAACCCGACGCGAATAGAAAATACTACGCCTCTCGGTGGCAACGACTCGAAGCCGGCGAGTATACCGTCAGAATAATTATGAAGGGCTACGGAGGCCTTTCTCTCGAAGGTAACACGATTTTCGACAACGTAAGCAATGGCGGAGTATGGACGACACCCGCGACAGAGAAATTTACGATTCGAGAGAATGCGGTATTAAAACTAGATCTATGGTATGTCGCCGATTCCAGCAATGAAAGCGCATACGTCATATATGAAATCCGGGACGCGGCCGGCGGTCTCGTCGATGTGTCGAGAGCCAATGAGTTTATTGGAGACCTAGCGCCAGTTGATGAGGCAGATCTACCGCCGCGACCGCCTTACATTTCAGACAAAAGGCTTAACCTTCCCGTGTTCTTACTCCGCCCTAACAGGAAAGACGGAGTCGCAGAACGCCTATCATGGTTAACGGACGTTCTAGAGTCGTATTTTTTTTTTCAAGCAGAAGACGGCATACGAGATCAACCGAGACAATCATTAGACGCGTCCTTCACCTCACACGGGAACAACCGTAACATACTGGACGCGTTTTTATCGGGGGTAGGTCAAAATGTGTGTTTAGTCCCTTTGTGGTATGACGAGGAGACGATAGAGAACGACCTCCCCGTGTCAAGTGTCGATATCTTCGGAGACTTCAAAGACGTCGAGGTTCGCATTAACGACGTTGTCCTCATACGATCACCTCACGATATTTTTGAGTATGAAGTTAATGTCGTTAAATCATATAACGACACTCAGATAGAACTCGCAACCGGTTTACAGAACAGCTACCCGTCAGGCTCAACGGTTACACCGCTAAGACAGGCGCGCGTTAATCTATCCGCGGGGGTGACGTCCTTAACTAATAGAGTAATGACGACGCAACTATCTTTTGAGATGATCGACAATCCGACTATTATCGCTAAGTGGGACACGCCGTCCTACGCTAGAACAGGCTTACGTGTTTTCGATATGAACCCGAACTACCGCGAGATCTCCTTCACTTACGACACAATGGCGCAAATGTTCGACCCGCAGATCGGTAAAACGTCTTTCGCCTATCCGGGAGGCCAATCGAAACAGTGGGAAAGAATGGGCTTTCATATACACGGTAGGGCGGAAATGCGGAAGTTTAAAGCCTTCCTTCAAGAAGTGGGTGGCAAATGGAAATCATTCCACGTTCCGACATTGCGGGATGAGTTCGAACTCGCGGAGGACATACGAGCGAATGACGGGGCGTTACGCGTAATTCCGTCGGGCTATTCTCTTTATGGCCAAGGTGAGCAGAACGGCCGGAAAGATATCGTTATCGAGCTATACAGCGGTGAAAAGATATTCAATACGATAATATCGAGCAGGACAATGAAAGGCGTTGAATGGTTATTTTTATCTGAAACATTACCTAACATTTCAAAAAGCGAGGTTTATCGTGTATCATTCATGCCAGAATCTCGTTTAGATATAGATTCCGTTGAGTTTAGACGAGTGACAGATAGTCGCGGAGTCTCAACCGTTACATTAGTGTTTGTAAATATTCCGCGGGGGCGCAAAGTGTAGCCCTCGCAAGGGGGAACAGTGTCATATAACGAACTCGAAATTTCCACAGATAGCGGTCAACCTATTTATCTATATGAGTTTCGGCTCAATGATAATTATTGGCGATACACCTCTCACGCTCAAGACGTCCAGCTTCAAGGGCACATTTGGAAGGCGGACCCGATAGAAGACAACGGAATCCGCCAATCCAGTGACTCCCATTCCGACACATTGGTCGTCATGCTCTCACCGTCTGCCGTTGTTGTGGACTTATTCCGCGGAACGCCGCCGATTAATACGATGTTTCTGACGATCCGACATTTCCATTTAGGCGATACCGACGCGGCCGTGTGCTACGTGGGTGAGGTGAAACAAATAGATACGGCCAATCCCGCAGTTGCTAAAATCTCATGTAATACTCTTTCGGCATCGATGGAACAAAACGGCCTACGGCTATCGTGGTCCCGTTCATGCACTCATGCCCTGTATAACTCATCTTGTCGCGTAAACCCCGAAGACTTCAAAGTAGAAGCCAAGATCCGTAACGTCGGAGGAAACGCTATTTATTCGGACGACTTGGCGCGCTACGGTGAAAATTATTTCGCTGGTGGTTATATCGAATGGGTGGATAGAGTTCGAGGCGTAGAACGCAGAGCGATACAAGCGCACAGCCGCGACAAGGTTGAGATTTTCGGCGCAATAGGGGGCATAGCCGGCGGGATGATCATCAAGGTTTATCCGGGGTGTCCAAGAACGACCGAGGCATGTATCAATAAGTTTAACAACTTCGAGAACTACGGCGGAGCGCCTTCAATGCCGGGACGCTCTCCGTTTGACGGTAATCCAGTTTTCTAATTAGAGGAGTAAATAGAATGACAATAGGATGGGCTATCGCGATGATGGTCGCCTCTATGGTGATCTCTATCGCACTAACACCCGCACCGGCTAAACCAAAGGCGGCGACATACGACGATATGAATATCCCTCAAGTAGAAGACGGGACGCCACAGGCGGTATTCTTCGGGGAATGCTGGTCTGGAGACTGGCAGGTTATCGCATACGGCGGACTAGCCACAACACCAATTAAAGCAAGCAACGCGAAAAAATAAAAATGGAAAGACGCATATATATTCGCCATGTAAGAAAAGCGGGATATTGCGCTAGCGGTCTAGGCCGAGTCCTAGATCGTATCGGCGTATCAGAGCGCGACTTCTTAAAAAATGGCCTGTTAATAACGCCACAGTTAGAGGCGAATACCAATCCACTGATCCGTAACGTGGTACAAATCGCATTACAGGAATACGAAGGGGCGAAAAGTGGGAAAGTTTAAGAAAGCGACGGTCGGTTATTCCTATTACATGGATTTACACATGGGGGTAGGACGTGGGCCAGTTGACGAACTAATGGAGATTGAAGTCGGCGGCCGCACCGCATGGAAGGGAAGCATTACAGAGAATAAGGAGTTCATTATCGATAAGCCGAAACTTTTCGGCGGATCTAAAGCGGAAGGCGGGATCGACGGCGTGTGTCAAGCGTACTTCGGCGAGCCTGATCAAGTATTAGAAGACTCAATATATTATCGTTTCTTGCCTCGGCCACAACCCGGATTCAGAGGCGTTTTTACGCTTCACTATTGGGGGATGGTTTCGCAAATGACGCCATACATAAAATCGTGGCGCTTTAAAGTCCGCCGTATTCTCAAAGGTTGGGACGGTCCGGTATGGTACGCGGAGAAAGCTAAAATAGAAATGGAGGGCTACGACGACGAGGGGAACCCGCATATAATCCATGCAATGAACCCCGCCCATATTCTATATGAGTGTTTAACTAACCGAGACTGGGGACGTGGGCTTCCTAGAGACATGATCCTCGAAAGCGAATGGCGTAAGGTGGCCGATGCGTTGTACGAGGAAGGCTTCGGGATGTGTATCGTTTGGCGTCGTCAGGACACGCTAGAATCGTTTATCCAGATGATACTTAATCACATTATGGGCGTGCTGTATGTCGATAAGTTTACGGGTAAGTTTAAGTTAAAAGTATTGCGTAAAGACTTCGACGAGGACACGCTCCCAGTGTATTCATTCGACAGCGGGCTATTGAAGATCGACGAGGCCACAAACGGCGCAATTTCGGGCTTAATGAATGAGTGTGTCGTTAAGTGGTTTAACCCGCTAAATGGTCAGGAGAATTTAGTCCGCGCCCAAAACCTAGCCCTGATACAGACATCCGGAGGCATTAAAAGCGACACATACACTTACCAAGGCGTCCCGACGGCAAAACTTGCGACGGTTATCGCCGAACGTGACCTACGGATCACCTCGACAAACGTAAGGCGATTTACGCTTACATGTGACCGTCGAGCGTGGCGCATTCAACCGGGGGACGTTTTTAAAATACGTGATCCGGATACTCGCGGTCTTGAGAGCGTTATCGTCCGAGTAGCCGACACCGAAGAGAGCAAACAGACTGACGGGCAGATCAGAATCATTTGTGTTCAAGACACATTCACTTTTGACCTAAACACGTTTACCGGTGTTCAGGAGCCGAGCTTCCCCGCGCCAGACCTCAATCCTAAATTAGCGCGACGCCGTATTTATGAAATGACCTACGCGGAAATTGTTTCCCTACTACCGCCGGGCGAAATTGCCGAGATTAAAGAGTCTTACGGTTTCTTACGCACACAAGCCGAGAAAGGATCTCCGGTAACAATGGCGTATGACATCGCCGTATTAAATGATGCAACTGGCGCTTATGTTCAAGAAGGGAACGGGGACTTTACGACGCTATTCGAACTCTCTAAACCGCTTGAATATCTCGACTCCGCGGCATTCATTAAAGGCGTGTCCGGGACATCCCCTATTGAGGTCGGCGATATCATCTACATGAACGGCGAAATTATGGTCGTCACGTTAGCGCCGTCTAATGGCCTTATCGGTATTCGTCGAGGCGTTTACGACACCGTTCCACAGCAACACGCAGCGGAATCAATCGGATGGGTAATAACGCAAGGCGGCGGCTCCGACTATAAGATAAGACAAGCCGGTGAAGAAATTAGCGTTAAGGTTTTACCGTGGACGCTGTCAGGCGGAACCTACCCCGAAGAGGACGCACCTTTCGACCTCCTTGAATTTAATTATCGCTACACAAGACCTTACGCGCCGGGTCGTGTTGAGTTCACAACCGTAGAGAACACAGAACCTCGCCCGTGGTTTACTGGTCATGTTTTACGCGCAGACGTCGGGTCGCAGGAAGTGCCGGACGCGATGACGATAACGTGGACACATCGCGATAGATTGATGCAACAAGACAAAGCGATCTATCACGAAATGGATAGCGTCGGTCCGGAGGACGGGACGACATACCGCATTACGGTTTTAAACGCGAGAGGGCAAGTTATACGCCGTGAAACGGGGATAAGTGGGACGTCGTTCACGTATACTTACGGGCAGGCCGCGTTAGACTTCCAAGTCGAGGCGTCACCTATCGACCCGGTAAGCGGCTACTTGAAGTTAGAGTCAATGCGCGACGGTTTCGAATCGTGGCAAGGCTATTTGATCCCGGTCACTGTCCATAAAAAACCGCCACAGTTAACTTATGTCTCTAGTTTCTCTCAACCCGTGGCGCAAATCGCTAGCGAAATCGACACAGAATCACCAGAGAGCGACTTTAACCCTGAAATGTATGTGAGCCATCAGGCGCAGATTAACGCGCAGGAGGCGACGGAAATCGACCCTAACGGCGACGTACACACTGGCGGGGCAAACATTAATTTCATGGCGCAACCCGTTTCACAAAATGGAACGCTGATACCGGTCATCGATTCCTTGATGTTTGAATTCCCGTATCTATTACAATTACGCCACGGTTTCGATGGGGATGCCTCTCGATTCTTCATGGCCGTAGCGCGACCGAGTGATCGAGTAACTGACGGTTTCGACTTGTTTGAGCGAGAGAAAGCCGAAGACACCCTAGTCAACAACGGGGCGCAACCGTGGACGCCGTGGGGCGTAACAACCGCACCGCTTAACTATCTCGATAACGAAATAACGTTAGGGGAAACGTCCGACGCTGACGGTGTACCTATTGGGGACGCGATGCCGGGCGATATCATTGCGGTTAATAATGAGATAATGGTCGTCGAAGCGGTGGACGGTAAAACCTTAAAAGTGGGACGCGGATCAGTTGACACAGTGCCGACATATCACTACGCGCGTTCGGTCGTGTGGTTTGTTAACCGTCAAATCGCAGTAGGGAATCGCCGTCTAGACCTCGGGCAGACTGACGTTATGACCGTAAGGCCTCATTCCCTCGCCGCCGAGATCAACCCTAAAGACATTCAATCGCGAATGTTGCCGGTTAAATTACGGTCTGATCGTCCGTATCCGCCGGGGTTTGTTTTAGGTAACGGGCGCCATTTCTTCGAAGCGTGGGACGCTAGAGCCGACGAATTCGATCACTACGCACCGAGAGGGAAAGACCTAGTTATTACGTGGGCGCACCGCAACCGTGAAGACCAAGGGGAGAAGGCTTTCGATCACTTGGCTACGGGTTTCAGTCGTCCGGGTGATGTCGTCTACCGATTATGGGTCGGCTTCACGTACACGCCTCGTTTCTCAAACAAAAGCCGAACAGTAACACTAGGCGAGTTCTTTACCCGAGATGCGGGCTACACGATTACAGCCGAGCAAGCGGAAGAAATGGGGCGTCGTGCGGGTCGCATTATGGAACACTCCGCGTATACATACGTGAATGTCACACTAAACGCCGTGGCTGACGAGCTGACTAACTGGGTCGGCTACCAGATGCAAGTCGCCCTACCGTCGTATCCCGCGGACAGAGATAAACCTAAACCGGATTGGAAACCTCAACCCGATAGACCGGGAGGCGGACATACTGGCGGAGGCGGAACGGGAGGCGGTAATCCGGGAGACCCAAGTCCGGAGCCTGTTCCTAAGCCTACCGAACCCGATAACCCCGACCCCGTACCTAATCCGGGAGACCCTGATCCAGAGCCTCCGAAGCCTAAGCCTCCGGTAGATGTTGCGGGATGGTCGATAGCGTGGGATCATGATTGGGCGGAAGATTTACCAGAACAAACAGGAGAGAATATCTAATGCCGAAAAAGTTAGCCCCTAATATGGGGCTTCCTTATGGATGGTTAAGAGGTGAGGACTTTTGGGGCGGGCCGATGAATGAGGCCCTTACCACGCTAGACACCGCCATTCATTTGACACTTAAATCTATTACGTTCAGCGCACCGCCCGCCGATGCTAAAGAGGGCGACCGATTCTACATCTACAAGAACCCGACCGGACCGTGGGCGGGACATGAGAACGAGGTCGCGGTTTTAATCGACGGCGCGTGGAAGTTCATAAAACCGCGTAAAGGGTGGCGAGCGCTACTAGACCCGACGGATGAATTCCTATGGTTCAATGGGGACGATTGGATTATCGAAAAAACGGGAGTCAACCCGATTGACCCCGACCCGCAAGTCGTGCCGATGTTTTATGACGTCGCGGTGACGGTATCCGATGAGATGTACCCCGGCGAGCCTTTAGTCCACTTGCCGATCTTGAATAACATGTACGTCCCCGCAAACTTCGCAGGGTCCGCCCTTGATTCTATCGAGGCTTTTCCGCGTCGGGCGGTGTTTAACGTATTACGCAACGGCCAGCAGGTAGGGACGATGGTCGTAGAATACGGACAATATAGCGCTAAGTTTTCAACCGTGGGAGGCTCCGCCGTTAGATTTTTCGCGGGGGACAGGCTGACAATCTCCGCGCCAGTTGATACAATCCCTCGACTAAAGAACTTCGGATTTATTATTCGGTTCAATTTATAGGGGCTTCCATGTTTTTTATAGATGGTTTTGAGCAATTCTTCTTTGATGGTGATAACGCGGCGTTTATGCGACGTGCGGGTTATGAGCTTTTTGGCTCGTATGGTTTCGCCCAAGGACGGAAGAACGGGGCCAGTATCATGATCGGGCGCGGCGGTTTGTCGCGCTCTTTTCCATCGGGCGGGGATAAGTTCTCCGTCGGTTTCGCTTTCCGTATGACTACGCGGGGGAACCTCGTAGGGATTGAGGCGGGCGAAGAAGTGCTTCGCGTCGGAGTTGACCCGATCACCGGTCTGGTAACGTCCGGCGACATAGAGGGGATGATCATCCCGTTAAAAACACGCTGGTATTACTGCGAGGTTGAAATCAACAAAACGAGCAAAGAGGCCAAGGTTTTTATAAACGGGAAACTCGACCTAACCGTCCCTGTCCCCGACGCCGTGGCGACCGCAAAAGACCTTAAAATAACATTACGGTCTTTCACTGGGACAGACTTCGCGGAAATGCTATTCGATGATTTTTACGTAACAGACGGGGCGCGAGTCGGCCCTATTACGATAACGACGCGATTCCCCGCTAAGGATGTATCGAAGGACTGGTTTGTTGCTGGCGCCGAAGGGCACGCCGAAGCCGTGGCGGTATTACCTCCAGACCTACTAGATCGTTTTATCTATGCAGGACATGACGGCGCGACTGACTCGTTTACGTCCTCGACAGCGCTGTCAGAGGAGACAGAAGTTAAAGGCGTTACCTTAGTTACGTTAATCCGTAAAGCGACAGTAGACCCGGTTACGGTTGATGTTTTCGTGAATGAAAAGACGGTTAACGAGTCGTCGCTTCCGCGTAACTGGGAATATCGATATTCAGAGATGGGCGTCATACCTACGCACGCGATCCCGTCGTCCGTGTTTGGCGTCAAGATTAAAAACTAAGAGGTTTATATGCTTCAATTTATGGACGGTTTCGACCAGTTAAAAGACATGCCAGCCGACACGCTGGTTTCTATGCTTAACAATTCAGGATATAACGTAACGCCGCCTGTCCGTATTACGGAAGGGCGAGACAGTGAGCAACGCGGGTTATTCATCGGCGACGACAACGAGAAAGCGGCGAGTCCGGGAGCGTTAAAACGCGTTTTCACCTCCGAGACTAAACGGGTCGTTATCGGTTTTGCGTATTGCGCTAATAAGGTCCGAGACGATATTGTTCGAATTCCGGGTATCGGTCCGTTGGGCTGGAACCGAGACACGGGTAAGGTCTCATTCGCCGGGGTGCAAGGTAACGCTATTTTGTTACTTGGTTTGTGGTACTACTTCGAAATCGTGATTAACAAAGAGACGAATTCTTTCCAAGTTTTTATTAACAACGGCGCGGATATCGCTGGCGTTCTTCCTGAAAGTGCGCGGTTCCTTACTGACTATGCGTGTGAGTTCCCCGGCGGATTCGGTGGCAAGAAGATCGACGATATCGTATTCATTGACGCACAAGCCGGTAAGTTCACGGATCGGATAGGCCCTATCGAGATTAAAACCCGTATGCCTACGTCGGACGTCGTGGCCGAGTGGTCGCCATCTAAGGGGGACAATCATTCCGAATTGGTCAGTAACCGCCCGCCCGTCGCCGACGAGTATATCCAGTCTAACGCTTCGGGCGCAATGGATACCTTTCTAGCCGAGGAACCCGTAGACGGTGACGGGAAGGTCTTAGCGGTAAGTGTGACGGTCATTAACCGTAAATCGGATATTGACAACCGACATTTAGGCCTTGTCGTCGGCGAGAAAGGTAAGCAGTCGGAAAAGGTGGACGAGAAACTTACTCTTACTAACAAAATAAGTTATGCTGTATTCGAACAAACGCCGTCGGGCGCAAGTTGGGATCGTGACAACATACCTGTTACGCCTTTCGGTGTAGTTATTCGACCATAGAAAAGAGAGATAAACATGTTAAAACATATTGACGGATTCGACCACTACGCGGATATCGGGAAGAAAGGCTCCGTCGTAGAGCCGTATTTAAAAGCCGCTGGTTACGACTTCCGTAACGCGACGGATGAGACATTCGCTATTGACGTCGGACGCCGTGACGGCGCTAAGAGCCTTAAATTTACCGTGGAACGTAGCTCATCGACGAACGCTTCGCTATCTTGGAGCTTCACGCCTACCGGTGATTATTCGTGTTTTGGTTTTGCCTTGAAAGCCAACGGGTCGCGTATGCGGGTATGCCGTATCGAAAACCTAGTAGACCTAGAGTGGAACAGCGAAGACGGTAAACTTGAGATTAATGACCAGAAAGGGGTAAACCCGCTAATCCTTAACGCGTGGTACTACTTCGAGTTAGAGTGTGATAAATCCGCGAAGACTGTAACCGTTTGGGTCAACAATGAAAAACAGATCACCGCTAATATCTCCGACTCATGGCCTGAAAAAATGACGATAGTGTGGGGGCAAGTCGGCACGGCTCAAAATGCCGGGATTCAGTTTATCGATGATTTTTATGCTATGGACTCTTCGGGTTCAGTTAACACCGAGCGACTCGGACCGATTGAAGTAGCAACGCGCGCGCCGACTGCCGACGTTACCAAAGAGTGGGAAATCGTTAACGGCGTTGGCTCCGACCACTTTAAAGTTGCCGCGCAGCTTGAGCCGGGTAAACCGTCCGCACCATACCTACAATCGAACAAGGCTGGAGCTAAAGACGTATTCCGATCTAATGCGGTGCTTCCAACCAATAATAAAGTTTTCGGCGTTAGTGTCGTAGCCTATGCACGAAAAGGCGATCTCGATGATCGTAAATTGGGGATGATGGTTAAAACCGATGGCGGGCAAGAGAAAGAGACACAAGTCCCATTAACGGAAGATTACAAGTATTACCAGATAACCCACGAGCAGACGCCGGGCGGTACTGCATGGAATAAAAATAATGTCGAATCATTAGAGTTCGGGATCATCACTCGATAGGAAAAGGACGCGCGAAACATGGCCACAAAGAATATTTTATTTACGGAATCATGGCAGGAGTACGAGATAGGATCTTATCCGATGGCTCGTGTTACATATGCCGAAGGCTCGATTTATAAACCCGATATCCTTAAAGGAATGACCGGCGCGGGGGAATTCGACATGGGGAAAATGGCTCCCGCTTTCAGTAAGAGCGACGGGGAGCCGGGGCGATCTGGTGTTTACGTTTTGCCGTCTTTGCTTTTCGGTAACACTTGGGAGAGCATGATTAATAAAGCCGGTCGCCCGTTTATGGAGTTCTCCTCTCGGTCTTTTAATGTAACGAAAGGATTATATCATCCTCCGGGTTTCGACGTCATTCCGTGCCCGACGCGCCCCGGGAGAAAACGATTAAAGTACCCGGGGGATAAGCTATTCGGCGCGGTAGGGTCAAACGCGACGGAGGTAGAGACGGCGTCCGGTCGGACGAATTTAGTCCGACTTTCTTTTGTGACGGCTAAACCAGTTATTAGCAAGTCATACTCTATCGCGTTCGTCGTTAGGTTCCCGCGCATGAACACGTGGGGTATGGCACGGTCTAACGCGTGGATTTTTTCAGTCGCCGAACCAGATTACTATCCGACATCTCCCGAGCTAGGGATCAATAACTCCCCTTTTCGAACCATGCACCCGAGAGAGCCGTTTCTCCTTTTCGGCAACGCTAGGGGATTTAGGGTCGGAGGGAACCCCGCAGAAACACAACTAGCGCGTTTGACGTCTAACGCCGACGCGGGGCTTCCTTGGTTACGTTTCACGGGGATTTGGGGAGGAAGCGCAACCGATATGGAGGAGATTCCGTCACCGTCACAACCGGGGAAAGAGGGTAGCTATTTTAAATTCGAATACGACCGGGACTATTTCATTGAGGTTCGCGTGCAAGGCGACACTAATCCGACGGCGTTAAAACAGGCTGCGCGTAAAACCATTTATATTGACGGTGAGGTCATAGTTAAAAATTACGTATACACTTACAGTAACGGCCCAGTATCGATCCCGGCGGGTGCGCGCGCATACGGCAGAGAGCGCGGTTTCAGCTTTAACTTTTCCAGTGGGGCGGCCAAAGGACAAACACTGACCACTACGTCCGGCGAAGCGATGGGGTCCGTTGTGCTTAGCGATATCATTTGGTCGGAAATGGACGTATCCGACGATTCCTTTACCCCTTGGCCCGCTTCGACGAGAGTGTGGGGGGAAGATCCGAACAGCGACGTCGAGGCTCAACTACAAAACCCTACCGAGGGGAGTAACGCGTCCGTCGCCGGGAAAAGCGCCGTAAACTGGAAAATTGGCGAAGATAATGTCGAGCTTACAGGGAAACCCGGTAACGCGGACAAGTATAAGACAGACGGGAGTTCTCTTCCGGATTTTGCGGGAAGTGTTCTTGCTGTCCATACTCGCGCCATAGTTCGCCCCGATGCGGAAGAAGTCACCTTTAGTCTCACTCAAGGAGCAGAAGAGAGCGAAAGTGCTACGATCCCCGCGGCGGATTCTGGTCATTATTCGGCGGTAGACCATATCACCCGGACGCAAGACGGCAAGCAGTGGACACCGCAAACCGCAGCGGATACGCCTTTCGGCGTTAAGATAAAGGGTTAACCTCATGACCGGAAATGTTAGAAAGCTAACACGTTCGGTCGTTTACTCGCGGATTCGGGAAGACCGGGTCCGCCGAGTTCACCGAAATGTCGTATATACTGCGCCCGTTTTTAGTCATGTCCGACAAGTGATCCGTAACGTGGTATATTTCCCCGACCCTCTTAAACTCAGGAAGGTTCAAAAGAATATCGTATATACAGACGGGGACAAGATAGACTCGCCGGGTGTGGTCGGTCAGTATCTCGCAAGAACCGTTACAGACACGTCTTACCAGTTCGAAATATCTAACTCTCGCATTACGCAATTCGTTTGTGATGTTGTCATTGACCGACTCGAACCCTTGCCGATATCGTTTGAAGAAGTGGCCAGTTATACAAATCTTGTGGCCGTCTCCGCGGATTACGACACAACGTCACTAAAAATAGTAGGAAGTTACACGTCACACGCGGCGCAGGCGTCAATTGAGACCAGACCGTCGGACGTTTGGTCCGCTTCACGAGTTCAGCGCGTCGTTACTTTGGCGTGCGTTTCGATGGATGTGCCGTATGTTCCTCGTTCGGGTGTAGATGTCGCGCAACAATACAACCTAGCTATCTTTAGTAGCCCGATCCCGTTCCTGAAAAGCCCGGCTAGTGTTCCTTCGGTTAGAAACTTAGCGGCGCAAAGAGACGACACGATAGACGGTATTCCGTTGTCTCACACTAAGGCCGGGACGGTTTACAACTTGGCCGCCGTCCCCGGTATGCCTCCGGAACGTGTCGGTGCGGTTGAAACGAAACAGGTACGCCACTTAATCGCGCAGACAAGCGACCCTGATCCTTATGTCGGTTCAGTGATCACACCGCAAGTTAGCGGCCTTGTTGCCTTCGAGCGTGAAGAGGAATTTAATCCTATTTCAAGGGAGAGGGTCGGGCAGGCGTTCACTATGGCCGTGTTAACGGATGCGTACCCGTGGGAGACATCACCCGCCGCTGTCACGCAAAACCGCCTAATCGTCGCGCAAAAAGGGGATTATGTCCCGCCTATTTCGTATTTTGTACTCAATACGGCCGTTTCTGTCACATCGCTAGCGGTTTATGACTCAGACTATGGCCCCGCGCAAAAGATAGGTTATTCAGAAGTCGGCGCCCTCCCGATCCTGTCATTGATGGAAGCCCCTAAACGATTCTATCCGCCACTTGGTGAGATCGTGGACCTTTCCAAAGGCGGGCATGTGGCACAATTCGCTAACCTATCCGCCGTGGGGACGCCGGGCGGTCTTCCGATATCGCCTATTGATGCGGTAACGGTTCGCGTCCTATCGTCACATTTCCGTAAGGAGTTAACACCGAAAGAAATCGCCGAGTCGGGCGTTTTTGTGGGGTCACAATTATTTAATGTTCTTCGGACTTCCGAATTCACTAAGACGTCCGAGCCTCAAAGTAATGTGTCGGCGGAGTCAATAGCGTTAAGTTCGGCGGTAACGGTAGATTATCCAGATATTCGACTGCCTTTGACGGTTGGCCAAGTCGATTTAGTAGCGTTTAATTCTGTCAGCGAGGCAATCTTCCCGGACGTAAAAGACGTTTTAGTCAATGGCGTAGTGTCAAATATCGGCGAGAATGTTATGTTTAGTGCTAACTATCCGCCGGTAAATACGTTAAACTCCTTACTGTTAGTTAATCAAACGACGTCAAACGTAGCGCACGCGGCGACCTTTCCAGATAAAGACCGCGCTTACTCTAGCGTTGACAGTAGTCAGGTCGCAATTTCCGCAGCTTCGGCGGTCGGATATAACGACAAAGACACACCGCAGTCTTTTGTGTCAGTGTCGATGTCGTATCAAAACACTTTGGTTACTGACCCTAGTTTATATCAGATGCCATTGCCTACGCGTAAACATCGCGTTCGGGTCGTGTGTAAAATGATATATGGATTAAAAAAATAAAGTTCGGGGGTAGTATGGCCGATGAGTCAGGGAAAAAGCCGGGAATCCGTCTTGATCTCGCTGTAAATTTACCGACTATTTTTACGCTAATTTCCATCATTAGCGCCGGCGTTGTGTATGTCAACGACCAATTTAACGGAGTGCGCGGTAATCAAATGATCGCCGCCGCTGATATCCGCGTTTTGGAGCAGAGACAAACTCAGTCGGAACGAGAGATCGCGGACCTCAAAAATAATACATCTCAGCAAATTAACCAGTTGCGGGTCGAAGTTCGCGAAGACCTTCGAGAAATTAAAGACAGTGTCCGACAAATCGCGGATAAAAGGGGATAACATGGCCGTAGAGAAACCGAAAGGTATCAGACAGAATAATCCGGGTAATCTAGAATGGGGCAGCCCGTGGCAAGGTTTAGACGTCTCAAAGAAACGCGAGTCTAAGCGTTTTTGCTGGTTTACCGATCCAGCGTTTGGGATTCGTGCTATTGCCGTCACCTTAACGACGTACTACGACAAGCGCAAAGCGAAAGACGGGTCGAAGATTGATACGATCCGCGAGGTCGTCGAGCGTTGGGCGCCGGGCGTAGAAAAAGGGAATAACACGAGCGCCTACGCTAATAACCTATCGCGTCTTGTCGGTCTTTCCCCGGACGATGAAAGCCTTAACTTACATGACTATGACACCATGTTTGCTATGGTCTCCGGCATCATTGGGACAGAGAACGGATTCAATGGTCCGCTTAAGGGTAAGACGGCGAATACTTGGTACAGTGACGACGTTATCGAAGAGGGTTTACGTCGCGCGGGCATTGTTAAGCCTAAGAAAGCGGTAGACCAGACGACCACTATCGCCGCCGGTACTGCCGTTCTCGGAGCCGCGCAACTGGTCGAAGTGATCCAGCCGGTGAAAGAGGCGGTCCATAGCGCGTCGGGTGACCTTTCATCCGGAGATTACGCGCGAATCTTCCTCGGCGTCGCCACCGTCGGGATTGGGCTTTATCTCGGCTATATCCGCTATCGTAAATTCAAAGCGGGCGCCTAGTGGGCTTACTCTCTAAACTTAAGGCGGCGCTCTTCGGAGTTGTCGCCTTTTTTGTTATCGTGTTCCTAGCGTGGCGCAAAGGAAAGAGCGACGGCAAAACCGAAGAACGTATCGACGTTATTGTCGATGCACACGAAAGACAAGATAAGACGATAGAGGTTTCTAATGATGTCGAGTCTAAGATCAACAGCCTACCGAATGGCGCTAGTGATCGTCGCCTTCGCACTGGTTGGATGCGTAAAGACGATTAGCCCGCCTTCTTTTTGTAGCGTGGCCAAGCCGATTTATATCGGAGAGGACGACGTCTTCACAGACAAAACCGCCGACCAGTTGCTCGGACATAACTGTTTAGGTCAAAGGTTGTGCGGTTGGGGCGGGGACGCGGGTAGGCGGGCTTGCGGTATTGCGGAATGATGAAAGGGGCGCTAGGCCCCTTAGCTTTTACGCTTTATTTGTTGTATAGGACGTTTTTTCTTAGGTGAGTCGGGATGTAGTTAAGGCATTGTAAGCCTATCACGTCATTGCGTGCGTCCTGTATTAGCAAGGCGAGGCTTGAATATACGGGTTTTCCTAGCTCGAAAGCGCGCTTCATCTCTTCGCTTGTCCCTTTACTGTGGTTTCCTGCTTCGGGGTGGGTCAATAGAACTATGTCGCATTTTTCCATTAACGCCATTGTTCCGCCTAGCCAGTAATGATCGCCAGCGGGTACATGGAACTCAAAACGGGCCGTGTTTAGGTGGGGCGTAACTGGGAAGAGCTTAAGATCGTATCCTTGCCCGCTAAGGGATATGGCCACATCTTCCGCGGCCTTGATGTTCTTAACGATGCCGTCGGATGTGTCGGCGCGATATGGACCTGCTATATATACTAATTTCATTAAATCACCACATGGTCAAAGAAACATAAAGAAAGCATGAACTCTTCGGCAAACGCCCCGTTAACTTCGGCGTCAGCGATAATCATCCCTTGCTCTTCGAAGCGTTCGCAGTCCGTACCGATCCAATCTACGACTCCCCCTTCCGAACAAAGAGATGAGCGGATCGGTTTACCGGGAAAGACCTTAACTTTATTGTTACGGTCAATTACGACATGAGACCCCCACCACGGAACGATAAGAGCTTGGCCATTGATTGTATACTGGACCAGTTCGTCCCCTCCAGTCTCGGCGTCCATTTGCTCGTAAGGTTTGACGTTTACGAACTTAACACACGCTGGCATTACTTCCGCGATATCACTCGACATCTTTTTCGCCCTCTTTCAACGCGCCCGATACTAACGCCGTTAATTCGTCGTCAACGTAAATTGAGCGAAACACTTCGTTATGGACGTCAGGCGGTAGCGTTGATTCTGAATAAGACATCGCTTGTTCTAGCCCGTTAACGAGTAGCGCATGTTCATCGAGCGTTTTCTTAGCCGTTGAACTCGCATCAACACCCATTGAGATCGCCATTGCTAGGTAAATCAACGCGTCGATGTGCTGGCCGTCCGCTAGGCGTTGCAAGACTAAAGCCGGGAGTTGTTTCCCGAAAGTCTCATCATCCGCCCAATCGTTGCCACGGTGATATTTAAGCGCTACCGACTTCATGCGAATAGCGATACGTCGTGCCGTGGCTTGAGCTAGGCGGATAGACTCCGGAGCGAGTTCACGCGGGCAGTTAAACCCTTTGACCATAGTCTCGCCGTCTAACATTGTGTTTACTACTACGTTGTCGATTTGCTCAAGAGACAGCTTTTTAAAATCAATCATTGGTTTCTCCTAAATAATGGTTTCGCCGGCTTCGCGCCATGCGGCTTTTTTAGCTTGTCGCGTTGACATCCCGGATCGGATGTTCTCTTCGATGAGTTGCTCACGTAATACCTTTCGATCATACGCCAGCGCCTCGGGGCGGTCTTTGAGTATATGCTCTAGACGTTTTACTCGGCTTTCGAGGTCCCCTAGTTTACTTTCCATCCCGTCAACTTTACGCCAGATGTCGCAAGGGTAAGCGGTACGGAACTTAATTAATGTTTTATCGCCTTGTGGGTACGCCTCAAAAGGTCGAAACTTAACCCACCAATTATTTTCTGTATTCGGAAAAAAGGAATTAAACCCGGCGATCCGGTTCAAATGGGCGTGAATGGGTTTCGCGTCTATTTGAAGATCGACTAAGCCTTTTTCGCTCATCTCTCGAATGATGCTTTTCACTTCGACATACGCGTCAGCGAAAAGACGATGATCTCTAACAACACGCGCGACCGCGTTTATGTCTAACACTCTATTTCTGTTTTCCATAAGTACCCCCTTTAATCCGATAAGATCATCGTAGAGGATCGCGGCCGCGCTGTCAATACTATTTTCTCCTTTCCGCGGAGATTTTTATCCAACCGTCGGAAGTGTGAGAGTAGCAACCGTCTAAAAATCTATATTCCGCGGTTACGTTGCGGTGCTGTGCCTCTCGACTACACGCCGTTGATTCGACCGCCGCGAGAGAGAATACAACCGCCGCGAGTGATATCGCGATAAAGATCAGAATCAAAATGAATTTATTCACAAAGGCCCCTTATGATCATAGTTCGTCAAAACTATCGATCCATTTTTTACGGGCGTCCGCATTGATGGCCGCAATTGGTTCGCCGATCTTACGGAGGTCGTCCCGATAGATGTACTCTTCTTTGAGCTGGATGTCGTCCTTGCCGTTGAATATTACCACGGACGCGCCAAAACTAGCGCCGTTTAATGTCCGACCTTTCACTTCGTCCTTAAACCATACCGGAGGCTCGAAACCGATACGCCCTTTAATATGGATGATCTGGCTCGCGGTTTCGTTTGGCCACCAATCCTCAGATGTTGCGGATTTAAGGAGCCATACCGAAGGGACGCCGCGCTTATGCTCTTCGTAGGCTTTCTTCATGATGTGAGTCATGCCTGTAATCGCCTGTTTATTCTTACCCTTACCGATGTACTTAGACGGGCTATACGGCGGATTAGCAAAGCACTTAAAGACCTCGCCGTCATCGAAATAATATCCGCAGGCTTCGGCAGCTATTTCCATATCGAATTTAGCGTCCTCAAGTTTTGTTTTCCAGTCTTGAACGATGGCGTTATCTTCCGCCCCGAAGAAATGCTCACACTTCGAATTCTGGTAGTCGGTGAAGAGGTCAACAACTAAAGGCCCATAGAGATTGTCTAGCGCGTAGAATAGCCAGTCTGGCGTCCGCCACTGGTCCTTTATCTCTTTAGGGATGTGTTTTAACTTAGCTTTTAATGCGTTAAGTTCCGCAACGTATGGGGTAGACATAATTATCCTTCAAATTTAAGAGCGGTTTTAAGGTTGTCGAGCGCAATTTCAACGGCTTTACGGCTGCCGGGGTCAACTAAGATATCGCGTAAAGTTGACATCGGAATAGTCGCGTTACGTTTGTTCTTAGGGATCGCCGCCCATAAGTCGGTAACAAGATGTGTGAGGCGGTCTAACTCTCGATAGGCGGTATCAATCGACTCAAGAGTGGGGCAAGTTCTGGCGACGCAACCTTGGGACTGTAATTCAGCCGCTACGTTAAATATCGCAGCTACGACGGCGTCGTCTTCAATATGCGTAACGGACATCGGGGTGATCGGCTTACCGTATGGCGCCCCGTGGCGCATAAAAGAGTATGCGTTATGTCCGACCTTTACCGTGAAACGTGTCTTGTTTCTTAGGGTAATGACGCCGGGGACGAGGAAGTGGCAGTCAACGCGACCGCCGAACCCAAAGCCTAGCTCTTTCGTAAAAGCGACAATAACGTTATTACCGGGCATCATTTGGTCGTCCAGTGGTTTTCTACAATCAATGAGTTGAGGCATGATCACGACTCCTTTTTAAGTCTTAATGGGGTTACTATTCTTTTACCGATCATCCGGGCTACGGTATTAATGATCGTAGGGTTGATTTCAACATACGGAACACGAGGCCCTACCGCAAAGCGGATCACCCGCCCGTCGTTAATTCGTTCCGTGCTGATAATATCCGATTTATTCCGCGCCCATATCAACGCTAACCGTAGAGCAACTTCTCGGCAATCGGAATAAACTAAAATAGAGAAGCCTGTCTTTGCCGTTGCGAGGTACGCACAAAAATCGTTTCGGACTTTCACCGGCTCGACGCGTTTAACCGGTTTAGCCAGTTTTACCGTAGGGCGGATGTTCTCCTCAACTTCACACGGCGGGACCTCCTCGCCGTTCGTCCACGATTTACCGCAGTGCGTGCATAGATATTCGCCGTATGCAGCTACTACATTTTTATGACTTTGTATGTCGCTCATAGGCCGACCGTCCCTTTATCAAAATAAAACATTTGCGCAGGGTCTCCCGCCGTATAGGGCTTTCCTAGTCGCAGGATCACCACGTTTTTATATCCTTCGCTAAAATATCTCGCCGCGATGTCGTCAGGGTTTGGCGCGGGATACGATGGGAAGTCCCCGCCCGCCAGTGTTAGGAGGTTAGCCTCATCGCCGAGGAGGTCTAGCGCGTGGGCTAACTGGTTGCGTCGCTCTAAAATGCGCGCGACATCTCGCGGAAGACAAGATACTGGATGCACTTCGCCGTAACTGTATGATGTTATAATACTCGCCGACACGATCCCGCCATCGTCTACTTGTCCGCTGTCTCGCGCTTCTTGGATGATCCGCATCGTTTCGACCGCGCTTTTCTCCCCGTAGTCATGGAGATAAACTTCAAAATTGATATTACCTTCTACACCGGGGACAGTTCGCTCGACTTCTCGCAATTCAGACTCATCGCGGCCAGTTCTAAACGGGACGATCATTTTACGAGTGTAACCCTCTCGCATGAGGTCGGCGACATACAAAAATTGCTCTTCCAGTTCGGGAAAGTACCCCGTAAAGTTGGCGGCGGGGGTGCCATCTTTAAAAACGCCGTCGATCTCAACACGCGGAGACCCTTTCCCCGGCTTCGCGTTGATGTGTACCGATGCCCGAAGCGTTGACGGCGTCGGAATTATGATCGGGTGACTCAGTGGCGGGCGGTCCGTCGCAAAGTCTGACATCGGAGGGAGGAACGTAATCTCTAATGAACTGTGGATCTCCGGCGTGCTCATAGCGTGGCGTCCTCCGTAATACGTTGAAAGGTAGAGTTTGCGATGTTCCATGAGCGCAACGTGTCGAAGTCGAGCGCCCCGACGTTACCGTGATCGAAACAATTATCGAGTTGCTTCTCGAATAACTCACCCTTTGGCCACGCTACGCCGCCTAGTTTGCTCCCCCAATCCGCCGCGACAATATCATTCAATTCGATGATGAAACCGGGGACGTCGATTAATTGCTTACCTTCACGAACTACGCGAACGTTAGCGCCTGTTTTGCCTAGAGCCGTTCTCAGGTTGGCGCGACGGAATAACTGGTCCTTATCATCGCGGCCCGCCGTTGCGGATTTAACGGATGTGATGGCGTTAATTCTAAGTTGTGTCGTGTATTCGTCGGTGATCTCAAACTCATCGAGGAGCCACTCGTCCAGAGCGTCCATTGTTTTATCCGCCGACCCGTTGAAGCCTTTTTGTGTGTCTAAGAGATAGCCATCGACAACGATCCCGCTGGCGTAACATTTGGACTCTTTCAGCGTAAGGCCACCTAAATCTATTGCGCGGTCCCGCATGACTTCCCATGTTTTCATAAGCAGACTTTCGAATACTGGGGCGAACCCTGTGATATCCATGTCAGCGAAGCCGTTGTCGTCATACGTGGACGCGGTCACACCGTCAGGCTTAACGATATAGCCGACGCGAACGCCCGCAGGGATAGCATATAAACGATGTTCAGCTTTTGCCGGGTCGCGATAATCATATTTACCGTATTTCATTAAACGCATGTTTTCACCTTTTAGTTACGTTTATTCTCTTGTGAGTTGAGAATTGTATCGAACCCCCGTTAAGGAGTCAATCAGTTTTTAGCTAATAAAAAGGCCCGCTCGGGGCCGTAATTAACGCTTGCGGGTGACTCTCGTCCCGGCTAGTCCGTAGATTGGGTCGACGGCAACAAATCGGAATGAGAGCTTTATCCCTAGTTTATACCCTAAGCGGCGAATATGGGTCAGTTTATCCGGGAGACATGCCACGAAAAAAGAGTCGCCCGGTTTCAGTTTTAACAAATTGGCCGCTTGTTTCTCTCTTTCGCTAGACATTAGAGGTCCTCTTCTTCACCTAAGACGTTAGCGCCGCCGTGTTCTAATGACGCTAGGATGTGCGTCGCTGCGACGTAGCCTAGATATGCCGACGTCTCAATTCGAACGGACTCTCTTTCGCTATCGTCGTCATATTGCGCGTCGTCTTCGGTCTCATCGCTTAGGTCTTTAATTCCTTTAATCACACCCTTGCTTGTTAGCGTGGCCCAGTAAAGCGGGTCTCCGTTGTCTGCTTCGTAGACGATCCGCGCTTCTGTGAGGCCGAAGTGTAGGTAGCCGTCAGAGCTTTTTAGCGCCGTAACAAAAGACTCATCGAAAGTGAGGTCTTCTACATCTGAAAACGAATAGATACCCGTTTCGAGTTTAATTTTAGCGTTAGAAACAATGGTGATCTTAGCGTACTTATTCCATGCTTCGTAGTCGTCGCCTTCCGCTAGGTCGTCTTTACGTGCTAGCTTCTTAAGATATGACGTGACCGCTTCACCGCATTGTAGCCAGTCGATAACGGGGAGAGACCCTAGAACCTTACGCATGGTTGACGTGACTTTGTCCGCGATGTTCTTGCTACCAGCAAAGATGATCAGGCGTCCGGGGGTAATAATTACCGGGATACGTGTCCGTTTAATTGTGGCCTTTGGTAATAGCTCGGCGATCACTTCGTCTCGCATCTCGGCACGTTCTCTTTTGTTTGGCGCTTCGAGGACTCGCTCTTCAAACGCAACCGCGCGCTTTTCCACTTCGTCGCGGATCGTTGATGGGGATAACATCCGGGCACGTTCTTCGAAAAGGAACCATGAATATCCGATATTTTTAGACACTAGCGGAACGTCTTCCATTTCGCCGAGCATTTTGTCTTCTACTGTTACTTTTTCCGCGTGAGGGTTAGGTACGGCAAAGCCACAACGGGACCACTGGCTAGCGGAAGGGTCGCCGATCATCATTTCACGAAATGCCGTGTCTAAAATTGGCGTTAATTTCTCGATGCCTTCTTTCGTTTGGGCTAGTGCGCAAAAAGATTCAGTGTCTTGCGCGTCTTTTGGTTTAGGGATAACGGAAACTATAAACTTATCAAAAGGTTTCATTAGAACGATCCTAGTTTAGATTTAATGGTTGAATGTGCCGACTCTAAATGCGCTACTAGTTCGATGATCTTATCTTCGCATACGGACATTCGAGTTAACGCGTGAACTTGAACCGCGTCTACTTCTTGCGCCTTATCGTGCATCTCTTTCTCGGAGTAAAGGCTCGATAGGTCGGACAGATTATCGCTAACACCGCGGACGTAGGCGCCGAGGACGGACATTAATTCCTCTTTTAGTTCAGCCACGCCGATTGTTGATCTGGTTGAAAGTGCGACGGTATCGCGTCTTAAGCGTTGTTCTTGTTGCGCTTCGGCGTTATTTAGTTCCATTCGTCTTGATCCTCTAACCAAGGTTGAGCCGCTTTAATTTCGGGCGTAGGTTTGTAGTCTAGTGCCCACTTAAACAGTTTTAAGAGTCGGCGGCGATATGCGTATCGTTGCTCAGGGGTTGACGCTCCAGAACGGGAATACATGCCGTGTTTATAGATGCGCTGCCCGTCTTGCCAGACCTCTATCCCTGTGTGTGATGCGTTAATTTCTACTTTATAATCACGTTCTAGTGATTTAAGTAGCGGTACGACGTTAATTTTCTTTTGCGTTACGGCATTTGCTACCGCGTGCGCTACGGTTGACTCGATCATATTGCTACCTTACTTAATGGTGTAACGAACACTATCGCCAGAGCCAGCGACTCGGTCGATGCTAAAGGCTTCCGACTTGTCGATGTCCTCCGGGGTGACAATGACATTTTTACGATGGCAGCTAACCATGATTAAGCGAATAGCTGCGAGAAACGCTTGTTCTACTTTCTCCGAGTAGTCCGCTTCTAACGCCTCAATTGTCCCCGTTAACGCGAGGCCCTTCTCTAACGCGCGCGCCGCCTCCGGGTCAGTCTCTCGGAGGTTTTCGATAATGGCGTTTAAACGATTGTTCAATGGTTCCATAGTGTTTTATTCCGTTCTAGTGATGATGATTTGAACGTATACACGGCCCGACGGCGTGATACATTGCGTTGATTCCATGCTGTAATCGCCGTTTGTATGGCCTCGAGCATGGCGAATTGAGGCTTTCGCGCCGTCACGGAGTTTATCTTTTTCCGCCGTGAGGTCGTAAGCGTCTTTGTCTACGGAGTTTAGATCCGCAACAAGTTTAGATCGGACATAGGACTCGCCGACCTCTAAGGATACAAGGTTTCCTACCATGCTCGATGCTCTCGAACGTGTGGGGACTACCGGGAGGCGATCCGGGACAGACGATGCCGCCGTGATTTCTCGCTCTAACTGTGGCGAGACCTCAGACTTAGCCGGGAGTTCGATCTTGTCGCCCTCGGTTAGTTCGAAAAGTGAATCTTTTACCATTTGATAATCCTAGTTATTGTCGTTGAAACGTGGTGAGAATACTATCGCACCCGCTAACGGTAGTCAAACAGTTTTTAAAGATTTTATCATCTATGACGTTTAACCTTTATAGAGGATTAAGTTTTTAGCTAATAACGCAGATATTACGATATTGGTAATTATTTTATAAAAAGTTGTTGACTACCCGTCGCGGGGTCGTTATAGTTAACCCGAATTGAAAACAACCGAAATAACTAAGGGTTAATTATGTCATGTATTCGTATTTATAATCGTGAAAATATCTGTCTTCTGACTGTTATGTGTGACGTGAACTTACAAGCGTCAATCGCTCGCGCTAAGAAACATCTTTCGTCTAATGTTACCGCGTTGTCGGGGGCACACTATGCGGTAATCGATGGCCATCAAACCGAGATGATCATCCGTCGTCACCCGTCGAAGAAAACTTTTGTCTCTTTCTACGTTGACGCCTTTACCGCGGCGGCAAAGATTGACGTGTCCGCCATGACCGGGAATTATTCCTTCTTAATGTTAACGCGGCACCATACGGGAATTAAAGATATTGAGTCTTTTATCGACGGTATCACTAACATGTCCGCCGTCACCCTAACTATGCGGATCGCAGAGTCGATCAGTGTTCAGCGGGCACTATGCGACGATCATTTGTGTGAGATGGCGGCAGCTAATGAGTCTCATAATTTTATCTCGGGGCCGATTGTTCGAGAGTCTAGTTACATTCCGTTACATCCATAAGGGGGATATATGGCCACTATTCGAGTTAAAACTAATGCGGGTATGATCTTAATCGCGGCGGCGGAAAACGTGGCCGTAACTCCGGACGGCAATTTATCATCAACGGTGTGGGATATGCGATTTATTCTTACGCGCAACAAGCGCTATACACGTATCGTCACGCCTCAAGAGGTAGCATCTTGTGAGTATATCTCATAGGGGGGACGACGTGCCGATTTACCCGACAGTCCCGCGGGACACCAATTCGAAGCGGGCGCGCAGTCGCCTGTCTTTGTTCCTGAAAGAACACGAAAAGGTGTTACGGCTTACGACGCACGATTTACAGTGCATCTATAACTTGGCTAATGCTTTTTACTTCCGTCCAACGGTTGACCCGTCAGACATCAAGTTTATTGATAATCGCACTATGGTTTTTATTCGTATTCCGGGGATGGTTGAGGATGAATCCGGATGGCTTACGATTAAACGGCGTTTCCTTGATGGGGGCGGGGCGTGGAAAGTTTTAGACCTGTCCGTTATTTTTATCCACGGGGAGTATGCGACAGTCTGCGACTGCACTATCCCTTATAGGCCGGATTGATTATGAATATTGATTTTAACAAAGCATTTGAGGGGATCGACCTCTCTAAAATTGTCGGCGTATCGAATACGATATCTCGCGAGGCGTACCACTCGCAAGGTTACGGCGTTTGCGTCCGTCTTACGGATGAAGTGTTTCTCGTCTTTACTGTCAAATTCTGCCCGGACCGTTCGTCTTGCGTTGTTAACGTTGACCGGTTTAACGTCAAGACTCCCGAAGTGGCGCTACCGATCTACGGACCCGTTTGTATCTCCGGGGAGCGTTGCGCTATGTGGATTCGCGGGATGAAAAAACTAGTAACTGACCATGTCGTCGCCATGCGTGGCGTTAAGGATCTACTATGGTGAAGTCTTCCGGTTATTGGTATCGATGCCACTGTGGGCGGTTTCTTAAAAGCGAGGCGAAGGTCAGCGGGCGCGGAAAGATGGCGATCCCGTTGGTTCGAGTGTGGTGCTCGTCTTGCGGGCTGTTCTCCCCGTGGCGTCAAAGCGTTTTTTATGCGATACAGGCTTTCCCCGATCCGCTTGACAAGGCGCGTAAGTAGTGTTACTTTTCTTTCAGCGGATAGTTTCGCGCTTCCTGTATGAATGATTGTTAGAGTTTTGCTTAATAGTACGGTTCTCCTTTTAGTTGTGTCGCCCGCCTCGTGCGGGCTTTTTTACGTCTAGAGTAAATAAACTCTTTACAAGCGAACACTTATTAGCTAAAATTTCTTTGAGTTGAAAACATGACGCAGTAATTAAAACCCCGAGAGCTTGGCCGCGCTTGGGGTTTTTTATCGCCTGAAATAAACTAAAAAACTTATTGACTCCCGCTAGAGGGTTCGATAGTATTCTACCGTCAACTCGACGTAACTTAATGAGGTTTTAGTCATGTTTAAACGTTTTAAAAAAGGCGACTTAGTCACCGTTAACGGAATCTTTGATAAGTCAGAAATAGCGACAGTGGTCCACGTTGGCGGTTTCTTTTCTTCCGTGTGCTACGTTGAGATGTTCGACACCGGCGTAGTTCATGCGGTGCCGAAGTCTAGCGTAAAATACTACGGATCGATGTCTACCCACGAAGAGCGCGTCCCGTTGCAACTAAAAAAGCCGAAGACGGTCGATGTGATATGTAAACCAGTTGAAGAGATCGTAAAGCCTTTCGCCTATTTTACCGATCATGTCGTTGCTTTAGCGGCGGAGGTTAACGAGGACGGCGTCGATTTCAGCATATTAAAAGACTTCGCACCGTTTAAAACGCTAACCCGGATAGAGGCCGCGATCTTGTGCGGGCAAGGGAAGATACAGACGTTTGATACTAAAGAGGATATGTACTCGCACCTAAAAGGACTAGATATCTATTCCGTTTTGACCGTGGGGACGTACTTGTCTTTTAAAGATAGCACGGCGGTTTGGGTCGTCGAGGAGAAAAAACACGGCGGGTATGAGCTGGAGCGTTTCTCCGGAAAATCTACGCATTACGGAAAGCGTCGCCCGTTCGTATCGTCCGCGCTTAAAACGGCATACGTAAGCGGACAAATGCGCATTGCGAAGAGTACACGAGAGATCGAGAAGTTGCTCTATGACCAGTTGTTGGCTGAATCGGTTGATAAGGTTTGAACTATGGAACGATTGAAGATTTACAAAGAAGACGGCGAGGATCTGTATTGGGTGGACCTCGACGGTAAAATGTTCGGTACGATATGTAAAACGCCCGATGGTGTTAAACCTTGGACGTTTACGGGGCAGGGGTTGAGTTTAGGAGGTAATACGCTAGACGCGGTTATTAGTTCCGTTAAGATCATGCTCGTTAATTAGTATTGAAAGAAGCCCGCCTCTGTGCGGGTTTTTTATTATCGAAAATAAGCATAAAAACTTGTTGACTACCGTAGCGGGGTTCTGTAATATTCTCATCAACAAGACGGAAACGTCACATTACAAACGAAAAATAAGGAAACGCGACTATGTCAAACATTACTAAAATCTTTCTAGGTGCGCCGGCTCGTGCGGAATTACGTCAAGTTGTTAAATTGATTAAAGCGAATGCCGATCACTACGAGACCATTCGTTTAGTTAACCGCAACGCTACCGCTCACTTAGATGTACGTTTAGAACGCGGGACCGATGCGCGATATAAGGCGACGGTAACGACTATCGTAAACTGTGAAGAAGTCAGCGTAAAAGCTATTCAAGCCGGGGACGTTAACACCATTGAGAGTTTTATCCGTGAGTCTGGCGCGCTAGGTTCGATCCTCAAAGCCGTTGAGAAACACGAAGCGTTTAAGGAATCGATGGCCAATGTTAGAAAGTCTAACGATAGCGAATTCGACAAATTTGAAGAATACAACCGTAAAGACGTCGACGCGGTGTCTCGCGCTAAAGCGAGAAATGCTGCATTCACTGCGGCATACGGTAGACCGGGGGCAGAGGTCCGCAAGCAAGTTTCATCGTTCTTTGAACACGTTAGGTCTCTAATGGGTATTACGCGGGGGATACACGACGAGGTGGTGCATGTAAACCCTACGGCGAACGATAAGCACGTATTGACGCTTAGATATACTAAATTCGTCCCGGTTAATTTTAAAAAGTTAAGCCGTGCTTCATCTTATGTTCTTGAGGTGCTCTCATGCGTTGGCGAGGGTAAGTATGCGAAGTCTATATTCGTTTTCGCATCTAATCCGACCAGTAAACAAATTAGAGTTGCCCGCCAGATCGCTATTGAGCAACACAAGGCCGGACGGGTGATCCTCGGTAAGCGTGTAATCACTGGGTCGAATCGCCGCCATATTGTGAAGAACTGCTCGCTGTTTACCGATATCGGATATGGTTCTTATGATGTATTTGGGAATATCACTCTATGTTAATGAGTCGAGACCCGTATATCCGCCCGCGGTTGCTTTATAGTAAAAACTGGGTAATACACCTAGGCGGGGGATCGGGCACATTGTGTAACAACGTCGCATCGTTTAAAGAAGTTCCCGCCGGCACTAAGATCGGCGGACACATTAAGTTTTGTTCGAAGTGTTTCCCCTACGGTCGTCCGTTAGGTATTTGAGGAGAGTAAAATGAGATTATATAAAAAACCTAATAGCCGTTATTGCGGTATGTGCTCTATTCCGACTCGCGCTCCGGTCGCTAAAGACTTAGGTTTCGACTTCCCGTTATGCGGTATGTGCCGAACACGTTACGAAAGAAGTCAGAGTAAAACCGCGGCCATTGGGGCAGAGAATGTTAGCCCGTTAGCCTCGTTTAGTGTCCCGGAAGTGGTTATCGCTAAAACTGGACTCTATCACGGTGCGATTAAGTCCGGGGATCGTCTAGTTCTTAATGTGGAACTAAGCGGGAAACGGTTCACAACATACGAGACGTATCGTGACGGTGTTCGCTCGGAGTTGGGATCTGTGTCTTTCTCTCTTGAAACGCTTAAGAACTTAATCACGGTAGGGTCACTGGAACGAGAGGACGCCTAAATGGATATCGCCACGTTACTTGTAGTATTTACGATCATCGTAACCGTGGCGGCTTTCGTGGCCGTCAAGTTGGAACAAGGTAAAAAGTCATATCGTTTTGTCGCTTATTCAGGCGTGTTCATCGTTTTATGTTTGGTAGGGAGTCCGTTTAGTGCGGGCTTGTACGTTGCGGCGATGATGTTATACGGATATTTCAAGGCGGGTAAATTATGACAGAGATCGTCCCTATCGGTTTTGATTTAATGCTGTTATTTATCGCTATTGGTCTCCTTGTTGTTTGTTATTTAGATTAAGAGGTTTATATGTATAACGTCATGCTTTCAATCGCCGGGACATTGGCCGTTCTTATGGTAATGTTCTACGCCCTATACTGGGTCGTCGAGGCCTTCGATATGGGTATCGGGCTTCGTGACTTCTTCGGAAGGACTGCCGCGATATGCTTTGTTCTTCTGGTGTTCGATATCATTCTTTCCGTTGCATTCTTGTTCATCGTTAAAATATGGGAGTCGCTAGTATGAAACATCAAGTTCACGTTATTTATGAGGTCGATTCTGTCGAAAGACCGGGTTTTGGGTTCGCTAGTGCGGAATACGGATGCGCGTGGACCGTTAACGTTACGATAGACGATCCTAAATGTCCGTGGGTTCGTGGTGACGGCCTTGTCGCATTCTTCCCGGCAAAGCCTACTAAAAAGCAAATCCGTAAACTTGTTAACGAGTCTATCCGTTCAGCGTTGAGCCTACAAAAAACCTACTTAGAGAAAACCGAAAATGTCTAAATGTGATTGTTTCGAAAAACTTAAAAAAGACCTATCAGATCGTGTTGTCGAAAAGCTTCCAATTGGCGCCTCTCTTGAAGTCGCAGAATGGGATAACATGGGCCTGTTTATGCGCGGTGACACGATGGTAGCGAACTACTACGCAAACTTTAAAGTCCGATATCGTAAGCGCAAGAAAGACGGCGACATGGCCAGTGGTTTAACTAAATCAGACGTCCCGGTCGTTTATTCGTATTGCCCGTTCTGTGGGGTGAAAGTTTCTGATAAATAGCCGTAAAGCCGCATTACGTAATGCCTCGCAACCGCGGGGCTTTTTATTGGGTAAAATGTGCTTGACTACCGAGGCGGGGGTCTGTAATATGCCTGTATTGTTTCACTGATATTGAGGTTATTGTGCGTAAAGTTAATTATTTAAGTCTATTTAACGGTATTTCTGCCGGGCGTCTTGCCCTTGATCGTGCGGGGCTGGAAGTAGGTAAATTCTACTCATCGGAGATAGATAAGTTTGCTAATCAAGTTACCGATGCGCGTTATCCGGACGTGGTCCAGTTAGGCGACGTTAACGACTGGTGGGAGTGGGATATCGATTGGTCGTCCATTGATTTAGTAACAGCGGGTTTTCCATGTCAAGCGTGGTCGATGGCGGGGAAGCAACTAGGAGATAAAGATCCAAGAGGTGCTCTTTTCTGGACGACGTTAGAGGTTATCGGGGAAGTTCTGAAACACAACCCGAACGCTAAGTTCATGATGGAAAACGTGAAGATGAAAAAGGAGTTTGAGGACTACATCACACACCACACAGAGCAGGCGTTAGGGCATGTTAATAAAACGCTGATAAATAGCGCGCTCGTGTCGGCTCAAAATCGTAATCGTTTCTATTGGACTAACTTCGAAGTGACGCAACCCGAGGACAGAGGGATCTATCTAAAAGACATCTTAGTCGATAACTTCGTAACAGACCGTGATAAATCTTATTGTATCGACGCGAACTACTTTAAGGGAGGGAGTCCCGATCAGTATTTCAATAAGTCGAGACGTCAAATAGTATTCGGCGGCGCGGTTCGTGGTCGGTACATGGTCGATGGTGTTCGACAAGACCATAAGATGAAGACCGCAGGTCTTACCACTCAAAGACTTGAAGTTAGGGACGACGGGAAGACTAACACTTTAACGACGGTACAGAAAGACAATGTCGTCGTATATCGTCCGTGTGAAGTGCGAGAAAACGCGAAGCGGTCAAAAGACGATATGATCCACATTGCGGACGCTACGGACATTAAAGGGAATGAGTCTAATAAGCGAGTTTATGATGCAAGCGGAAAAGCACCTACCCTTTCGACTTGTCAAGGTGGGCATCGTGAGCCAAAGGTTGCGGTAATACAAACAAAAACATACAACCGAAAAGATGGGATAGGCAAAGATATCGACAAAGCCCTGACGATTACCGCTAGTGATTTTAGAGGACTTAACCGTAACCAGAATCAAAACTGCGTAGTATATGAGGATATGAAGTATCGAAAACTCACCCCTACCGAGTGCGCTCGTTTACAGACTTTCCCTGATGGTTGGTGTGAGGACATAGTGAGTAACACTCAAGCCTATAAAGCGTATGGGAACGGGTGGACTGTCGAAGTTATCACACATATTTTCGAGTGTGCTTTCGGTTTAGACCTATAACATTATCGCCTCGCCGACGCGGGGCTTTTTATTGCGTAAAATTCGCTTGACTACCGAGACAGGGGTCAGTATATTAAACACATCAACAAGACGTAGGGGGTTTTATGAAAATATCAAGGGCAAAGGTGCTAGTCGCCGTAACCGCATACGCAAAGGCCCAATTCGTTCCGCAGGCTTTCGATGATGTTAAGACCGGGCGTGTGGATGAGGTTAACTTCGACCGCATGTATCTAGAATCGTCAATCGTTGAAGTTATGGTCGTAACGCTATCTAAAAGTATGTTTCAGGGTTCGGTGGTGCTGACTATTGCCGGCACACAAAGAGACGGCCAAGTCGTCAAAGTCGGTCGGGAATGTGAGTCGATTCTCGCCGTGTGTAAGTTCATCGCGGACGTGATCGAGGACTGGACGCTATGATTGCTTTAACGATCTTGGGTTGGGTGCTTTTAATCGCCGGGAGCGTGCTGTTAGGTTTAACCGTAGCCGCGTATTTCTTAACAAAACGTTACAGTCATATCTATGTAACGATTAACGGTAAGACGATGATTTTCTCGATTAAAGTCCTTGTCTTTGTAGCGTTGTGCGGTATTGCCGCCGGGTGGATTTGTTTTATTCCGTGGTTAGTTTAGGGGGATTTATGAGAAAGGTTTGCTATTTCAAAGAATACACGGCGTTGATGTCGGGGACAGTTGTCCGGAAAGGGGACAAATTAAACATTATCTACGTTAGTGCTACGTGGGAGAATGGTGTCCGTGACCCGTCGTCGGTTGTTTTGATTGTTCGAGTTACTAGACCTGATTCACCCGTTTTCTATGTCCGTTCCTCCCTTGAGGATTTTGCTCGACGTTGTGCCGCTGGTGGAAGTATAGCGTCTGTGGATAACGGGGCGGGCCCGTGTCTTAACTATGTCGTATCGAGCGGGGTTATATCCGGGGGTGAACCGCTTAAACTAAAAGACGGTGACGATCTTCTAACGGGTCTATCCCTGACGGTGGATGAGTGGGAAACTTGCGATGATTCAGTTAGCGTTATTTTCGCCGCGGATAAAGACATGGGCCGCGAACCGGGTCGAGGCACATCCTATCGACAATTGAAGATATTACGTAACAAAGCTATTAACGACTTTTAGGGGGTTTTATGAGTACGTTGGATTTGTTTTTATCAAGGGTGAGAGCATCGCATCGTGACGCAATTATTTCTGGAGAAAGTCAGCCGGCTATGTGCGTACAAGCGCCAAGTGGGCGTATCGTGTGGGTAACGGCGACCGTTCCTGTTACTCATCGGTCGTTCAGAATCGTAACATTGGTCGTCGTTCCTAATCAAGAACCTCAAGGCTCGCGCGTGTTCATGGCGGGTCAATGGGGTGACGTTGTCGCGCATATCTTAAAATTGTATTCGGGGGAAACATGTTAGTTAGCGAAGTTCCGGGACGTTTGAGAGCGTTAGGTATTGAGTCGATTTTTCAAGCGGTAAAAGCGAAAGACATCAGCACTTGCACGCTGGCGCCAATGATGATCGAAGAGGGCGAAGAGTTAGTTATCGAGTTGAACGCGTCGATCCTTGGGTTTAACCCGGTAGTCATTAAAGTAAAACTGACGGATACGGCGGGGACACCAGAAGTTAGAGCGTGGCGGGTTCAATCGTGGGACGTTGCCGAAGCCAAGATTTTACAATTCATACGATAGGAGATTTTAACTATGGCATTTGAAGAAGGTTTATCCGAACTGCCGATCTACAACGTTGTCGCCGTAAAGCGTGACACGATCAATCATCCTAGTGGGTCATACGTCGCAGTGGTTAATTATCAGTTGTTAGCCGCGTCCCGAGACAAACCGTTATGCGACCATATCGCCGATAATCTTAACGACGAGATGTTAGACGGTGATCGCCTCGAGGGGTACGATAATGTCGATGTTTTCACGAATGAAGAATTCGCAGAGATTAAGCAGGAAGCGGCGGACGAACGGAAATATAAATATTAGTCACAATAGCGATCAATACTAAAACCTTATGGCCTCGCACTCGCGGGGCTTTCTTGTGCCTAAAACCGATCACCCTACCAGAATTAGCCATCCTACAAATCTAAGCCCTTTACCGCGAACCTACAAAACTAAGCCCTAACGTTTACCACTATCCTAGAACGCTTTACCAATATCGCCGTTAGCCTTACCAATCCGGACCCTATCACACACAACGCTTTACCGTTCCGTCGTATTCCGTGGCCATGCGGTCGCGCCAGCGCAAGACAACCACAAACAAAAAAGAGACCACGTACAGCGAGCCTACACACACCAGCCTACAAATACGTGGTATATGGCCATTGTACGCGGTCAGGTCGTCTTTACTCTTTAGATTTGAGGCAATGTATAGAGCCTACAAAATAATGCCGTGTAGAGCGTTTGGTCGCGTTGTACCCGCTAGTAGGATGAACCGTATAGAGAGAGCCTAGAGATTGTTGCCGCGGATCGGGAGGGTGGCTAGACAAGAACTACCGTAATGCGGCTATGCCGTAGGGCGGTATTGCGTTTATATGCATGCGGATCGGGAGCTGTCTATTTAGTGTACTACTGCGGATCGGTAGGGCGCTTTGTACGGGTGTATGGTAGGGCTGCTGTGCCTATGTGCCGTTGTGTGGGTGTGTGGATGTGCCTAATCGTGCGTGTACGGCTCACAGTGAGGCGAACACATGTTAAGTGATGCGATGCTATGTCTTAGGTCGGCGGGGCGCTCAGCGGACGACTCAAGAAAGAATTATTATTTAAATCGAAAAGGTACTCCGTCGAGGTTGGCCGTCGGGCGGGGGTGCGCAGAGC